GCCCTCGGGCAGGGCGGTGATGCCGGTGCCGCGCAGGTCGAGCGAGCCGCCGACGCTGAGGCCCTCGGGCAGCGCGGTGATGCCGGTGCCGCGCAGGTCGAGCGAGCCGCCGACGCTGAGGCCCTCGGGCAGCGCGGTGATGCCGGTGCCGCTCAGGTCGAGCCAGCCTGCGACGCTGAGGCCCTCGGGCAGCGCGGTGATGCCGGTGCCGCGCAGGTCGAGCGAGCCGCCGACGCTGAGGCCCTCGGGCAGCGCGGTGATGCCGGTGCCGCTCAGGTCGAGCCAGCCCTGCACCTGCAAGCCCTTCGACGCCATGAAGCGCTCCACGGAAATGCGGTGGCCATCAATGTTGATCATCATCAGACGATTTCCTTGTTGCTCTCGGCCACCACCATCCGCGCCCACATCACGCTGGCCGCGGTGATCATGATGTAGTCGTCGCCGTCCGCGATGTCCGTGTAGCCCTGGTGGTGGGCTTCCAGCAGGAGGCGGGCGCGGGGGAGGGGATCACTCATCGTCATACCCCTTCGCCAGCATCACAGGATCGCAGTTCGGGCACCTCGCCTCGCATACACCTCGTGCATCCTGGGGCGGCGAGCCGGCGCAGACGTAGGACATCGGAAATGTGTTGCGGACCGTGATGAAGCCTGTGTCTTCGCAGTGGGGGCAGTTGAAGTCATCCATGACCATGCGCTCCATATTTTGCGCGACGTGTCGCCCATGCTCGGGCGCGAATTTCAGCCGTCACTGCGGGATGTTTCGGCTCGGCCTTCTTGCGCGCCGGCAAATCCGGGCCGTCGTCCAAGCCGCTGTTGTCGGGCTGGTGATCGTGCCGGAACGGAGATTCGCAGCCGCAGACGGGGCATAGCGCGCTCATTTCCACGCCTCCAAAGGTTGATCTCCACGCACATACAAAGGATGCCTTGGGTGGCCGTCCTTCGTCTTGCCAAGGCAGACCAGTTGCGCGCCTGTTTGCATAAGCAACGCTGTATGCCGGTTGGTGTTGTTACCGAGCGCACCCCATGCGCAGACGATTGGCGAATTGACGCTCGCAGCCCATCGGCCCAATTCCAGTAGGTGCGCGTCATTCTCGGGGCCGTGCGGATCGCGTTGCCCCCACAATTCGGCAGGCTTTGTCGCTCGGTAGGCGTAGACATTGCACACGATGATGCCGCCCGCGCCTTCACGCCGAGCGAAGCCCATGCATCGGCGAATGGTCGGGTCATCGAGTTCGGCATCGGCGGTGCTCGGGTTCAGCATGACAAAGCCAAGCCGGGGACGCGTCCCCCAATAGCGATCAAGCCGATAACGGTAGCGGCCATCCGACGAAATGACGGCATGTTTGCGGACTGGAAAGTCGTCCATCACCCCGCCTCCCCGGACTGCGCGAGGGCGGCGCGGGCGAGGTCGTTGACGCGCCAAACCGTGGCCCGGTTGACATCCAGATATCCTGACGCGGCGCGGGTGGCGTTCTCGATATCGGTCAGCGCCGCCCTGAGCGCCGCAATCTCCGCGTCGCGCGGATCGGCGGGGATGGGGATGGCGCGGATGGCATTGGCGCAATAGCCGGCAACATTCGCGGGATTACATCCGGCAAAATTGGCCGGATACGACCGTGCGGGCAGTCCTTCACATGTTTGCGCCGCCGCATCCCGCATCCCCTCGGCGGCCGACTTCGGGGCGGTCACGCCGGCCCCCATCAACTCCGGATCGGCCGCGCCCTGCTCGGCCAGCATCAGGCGGAATTCGCGGGTCATGCCGCCCTCTCCTGTTGAGCAAATTCACGACGCGCACGCAATGCCTTGGCAACGCGGTCGTAGAGAACGACGTTGACGGCAGCAGCAAGGTTCAAACATGCTTGCGCGGGGATGATGACGGATCGGGCGCAGCGACTAGTAATGGCTTTACCGAGCGTACCGTCTTCCGGGCCAAAAACGTAAAACGACCGGGGAAGATGGAAAAACTCATCCAGCATGACAGCGCCGGGCACGATATCGACGGCAACCGGCTCGCAATCATACGGACAATAGGCCAGCACATCATCGCCATGAAACAGCGGCCGGTGCCGGGTTGTGTGCATCGTATCGGTAGATACCTTGTGGTAGCGGTGCCCTGAGACGGCTACGAACGCCGCATCGAAACAGAACGCCGCACGAAGCACAGCGCCGACGTTGTGGCTGGTTTTGGGGCTGACCAAGCCGATTGCACAAAAGCCACGGCGGGGCATTTCGACGCCTGCAATCGGTCCCATCACCCCATCCTCCCAGCCCGCACCGCCGCCAGCCGCTTGATCACCTCGTCCAGCGCATCGCCGGAGAGAAATACCGTCTGCGTCTGCATCCGGCCGCACATGTCGCGCTCGACGCGGATGCTGATCTCGTCGCAGTCGTCGATCTCGATTTCGATGGCCTCGGTGCAGAGGCCCTCTTCGCTGGGGATGATGATGGGGTGGGTGTGGAGGTGGGGGGTCATCACACCCCCTCCACACAAAACGGAGCCGCACCGGCCATCTCGCCGGCCCGCGCACATGCCGCCTCATGGAACTCGCGGACCTCGGCGGCCGAGAAATCGCGGCGCGTCAGGTCGGCCATGGTGCAGCGCGTGTGCTGGTCCACGAGATCGATAATCGCCAGCGCCATGCGGCGGATCATGGTGTCGCGGTGGACGGTGGCGCGGCTGACGATCCAGGCTTCGGCGGCAGCGAACGCTTCGGGCCACGTTGCGCCGAAAACGAATTCTCCGTTGCCAAGAATGCCGGTCGGGTAGATCGAAACAGTCGCCGGCCGTTCTTCACGGTCCTCATTGCCGCTCATCGTTCCGACACGCGATTTGTGACCAAGCATCTTGCCAAGCCGCACGCATTCGGCGCGGAGATCAGCCGCCGTCATGGCATCGGCCAGCGGGGCTACGGTGTTGGTGTTCATTATTCGGCTTCCCGATCATTCTGCATCGCCGTCTCCAAATCCGGCATGTCGTCCAGCGCGCCAAGCCAGTCGGCCAGCTCGTCCTCGGTGTAGCGACGGGCACGGCGCATCTCGGAGCACACGGCGGCGCGCAGTTCGGCTCGCAGCTTGTTCAGCCGTGCCACGTCTGGGCCGGTTTCGTCCGGGGCGTCGTAGCCTGCGGGCATGCGGTGGTGGGGGGCGAGGATGGTGTTCATGGCGGCGGTATCCGTCTGTGGTTTCAGAACCTTAATTCCACTCATCCGCCCTGTCCAGAGAAAAACGAACGCGCGATAACTTTTTTAGGTTGCGGAATGTCGGAGCATGCGCATAGGATACGGCATGCGCGATCAAATTCTCACCGAAATCCTGTCCCGCCGCAATGCGGTCAAACACATCGCGGAGGCATGCCGCATCACGCCGGCAGCCGTATCGCAATGGTCGAGGGTGCCGCGATGGCACGTCGAAACCGTGGCGGCGCTGGTGAGCGTCAAGGCCGAGGATATTCGGCCCGATTTGTATCCTGCGGGGATGGAGTGATGGCTCCTCCCAGCTACGTCCTCACCGATGACATGCGCGCCAATATCCGCCAGATGCGCGAGAACGGCATTTCGTGGACCGCCATCGCCGGGCTGATCGGCGTCTCCAAGTGGACGATCGACATCATATCGCGGGAGTTCCGCAGCGTCGGCATCGGACGCGTTCATGCCTCACCGACCGGGCCTCGGCTGCCGTGGACGCAAGAGCGTGATACCGAGATGGTGCGACGCTTTGCGCTGGGCGAGAACAACGCGCGCATCGCGCAGGCGCTGGAAACCAGCAAAGCGGCCGTGACGGCGCGGATGGCGATCTTGCGAGAACGCGGGCTTTCCGTCACGCGCGGGGAATGTCGGGACTGGGGCGGCGCTGCGTCCGTCGAACTGCCCCCGATGCCGTCGCGGAGTTGGGCGACGCCGCCAGCGATGCGGGCCAAGCCGGTGACGACGATGCGACGTTGTCTCGGCACGGAATGCGGGGGGGGCAGTTTCCCATCGGTCGGCCCCGGCAACAGGCTATGCTCGCGGTGCCTTGGCACAACGTCTCGGGTAGGAATAATGTAATGTCCTGGTGGGTTCTCGTTCCGCTTGTGTGGATCAGCGCGCTACTTTGGGTGGTGGGCTGGATTTATCTGGTGTCGGAGCGGAAACCGCCGTGCAATGCGCTGCGGGACAAGGACGGGTGGAGGGGGACGGATCAATGATCGACCGTGACGCCGAGATTGCGACGATGGTGGATGAGTATTTGGTGAAAACCAGTCGATTTGGGCACGCGCCGACGGAGAAGCATTCCGCTGCTGGGCGCGCCGCCGGACACACCGCATATGCGCGATACTGGCAAGCGAGAATGGGCATGAAAAACACAGAAATCCCGCCAATGCCGGAAGATTTCGTGATCTTGCCAGACGAAACCCCGGCCGAGGATGTCGAACGGCGCGGCGTAATCGGGACTGAAACGGAATGAGCGCGCCAGAATTCAAAATACGGACTATTGCGGATATCCGCGCGATACCGATCGAAAAGCGGGATGCATTTTTGACCGATCTCAAATATTGGCTAGAATTTCTTGACGATAACGAGAAAATTGTCGCAGAAATTGCGACTGATCTTGGCTTGCCGTCAAACTCTATAATCATGGACGACGACCGTGAATGCATGACATGGATTGACGACGGCGAACATAAAACTTTCATTGTCCTTCATCCGGCAGAGAGTAAACAACCATGACGTACGCGGCGCAATCGGGCGTGTCAGCTTTTGGACCGGCCGGCACGGACGACGCCGCGCAGACCCACGCCAGCGGGCCGAGGGCTTCGGGCCTACGCGCTGGCGTGGTGCTTATCTGATGCAATGGTGGTGGTGGCCCATGACGGCAGCTGTAGCGTGGGGCGTTGATGCAATTCTTTCTCGGCGTGCATCAGCCCAGCGACGCCGCGCGAGCGCCGAGAGCATTCGTATCGATCAACCGCATTCGCAATCGCAAATCTCCATTTCCCGTAAGGGAGTGGATCATGGATAGCGGGGCATTCACGACCGTCAACAAATTCGGCGGCTATCCCGAGGAACCGGCGGTGTATGCCGCGCAAATTCGGCGGTGGGCCGATAATGGCGAGCTATTGGCTGCGGTGTCTCAGGATTACATGTGCGAACCGTTCGTCTTGGCGCGGACTGGTCTGACGATTGCCGATCATCAGCGGCTCACAATCGAGCGATACGACGCGCTGCTGGAAGCGGGGACTGCGGGTGTCTACGTGATGCCGGTCCTGCAAGGCTATGCGCCGGCTGATTATGTCGCGCATATCCGGCAATATGGCCCGCGATTGGCTCACGGCGCATGGGTTGGCGTCGGCAGTGTGTGCAAGCGCAATGGCACCCCGAGCGCGATCGAGTGCGTGTTGCTGGCGATCAAAGCCGAGAGGCCCGATCTGCGGCTGCACGGATTTGGGGTCAAGATCACGTCGCTTGGCTCACAGCTGGTGCGCGATCTGCTGCACAGCGCGGACTCGATGGCGTGGTCTTACGCGGCGCGGATGACGGGCGGCGATGGCAACGACATCCGCAACGGCATCCGGTATGCGCGGCGGGTCGAGACGATGGCGACGCAGGAAAGTTTCTTTGGGATTGACCAATTCGGCCCCGTCTATCTGGCGCCGATGCAGGGCGGGGCTGCGGCTCCCCGTGCGTGTGACGATGGTTCGTCCCTGAAACTGGCCGCCGATGCCCCGAGTGTCGGCGGTCCCTTTTCGAGGGAGTGGTGGGAAATATGAGCCGGGTCGAGGTCATCGGGAATGCCAAGCTTTATCTCGGCGATTGTCGGGAGATTTTGCCTACGCTGGGGCGGGTGGACGCAGTTGTTACGGACCCGCCGTATGGGAATGCCAACCACGACGGGGATTGGAATGCGCGCCTGAACGACCATCGCGGCATCGAGAATATGCCCATTGCCAACGACACGGCCGATGCGATGCGAGCAGTTATGGATGACATGCTCCGGGCTGTCGTGCCGCTCTTGAGCAAGCAGGCGTCGGCGTGCTGCTGCTTTTGTGGCGGGGGGGGGGGGGCTCGTCCTGTGTTCGGGTGGTTGGCCGAACGCATGGACCGCGAGGGACTGCAATTCTTTCATTCTCTGGTCTGGGACAAGCGCAATCCGGGCCTCGGACAACGCTATCGGCGGCAGCATGAAATGGTGATGATCGCGCATATCACGGGCGGTCGCATTCGGTGGAATGCCGACAACAGAAAGGTACCCAATGTCCTTTCAGGGATGCCGCCGCGCGACCGCCTGCATCCCAACGAAAAGCCCGTCGAGATCGTTGAGATATTAGTCGCCACACATTCCAATGAGGGCGACCTAATTCTCGACCCCTTCATGGGCAGCGGTACCACCGGCGTTGCCTGCGCGCGTCTCGGCCGCTCCTTCATCGGTATCGAGATCGACGAGAAATATTTCGACATCGCGGTGCGAAGGATAGAGCAAGCCCAGCGCCAGGCCGACCTTTTCATCCACCCCGCCGACCCCGAGCGCGGCTACCAGCAGGCGGCGCTGTCGCTGCATGACGTCGAGGACCGCGCACCATGATCCGCACCATCTGCCGCACCCTCCACATCCCCTACCGCCCCGCATACAGCCCGGATGGTCCTGTGGTGCTCTACACCCGCGCCCAGGTCGCCGCACGCAAGGCGCTGTGGGCCAAGCTCGGCGCCGCTGCTGTGGTCTGCACCGTCGCCGCCACAGGCTACGCCGCCGCCCAGCACGCACCGGCCGCCTGGCTCGGCATCCCCGAACCGCTCCCCGCGATCCACGCGCCGGTGCCGCTCTGGCGCGGGATGCCGCCGGAGCCGACATGGCGGGCTACGGGGGAGCCGGTGCATGCGGTGCCGGAGCCGGCGTCTGCGTTGGTGCTGGGGATGGCGATTGCTGCCCTCGCGCTGCTGCGTAAACCCGCGCCGGGCGGTTCCCCGGTCAATGAGGAAAATACTCAATGAATGACATGATGACTTCCGAACCCACGGCTATGACCAAGCGCGGCAAGGCTCCCGCCGCAATCACCGATATCGAGGCGCGCACGGTGACCCACAATGGCGCCGTCTATGCTCTTGACGGCCTGCCGGCGCACATCATCACCGGACTGGCGCTCAAGGGCCTGCGGCTGGAACTGGTTGGCACCGATACGCCGTCCACGCGCTATGCCGACCTTCTGTCCGGAGAGCGCGCCATGGTGCGCACCGCCAAGCCGAAGACTGCGGCGATGACCGATATCCAGATCGGGCTGGCGACCACGCTCGCAGAAGAGCGGATCAAGGTCGAGAAGGTCTCCGGCATCGACAAGGCGCGTCGTGCTGCGCTGCTGGACGAGGCCAAGGCGGATATCATGGCGCTGGATCGGGCGTCGCTGGCGCTGGCGAAGTCGTGCGCGCTGGCGCGGCGGTCGCTGCTGACGATCCCGGCACTGGCTGGGACGGGCGCCGGCGACGATGGCAAGCGCGAGTCGGCGTGATGAACATCAAATCCGACTTCGCAATCCTTGACGTTCTTACCGGCCGTGGCGCTCTGAACAAACTCATCCCCCGCAAGCGCGTGCCGGTCACGATCACCGGCTTCATCACCCACGCGCATGGCAGCTTCGACGGCACATCGCAGGAATTCACGGTGGATGTCACCGGGGTGGAGTGCGGCGAGCCGGAGAAGGTGGTGAAGGGCTGATGGCGAGCCTCGCAGACATTTACAGCAATTTGCGTAGTGCCTGCGAGGCATCCGGCGGACAGCGCGCATGGGCGCGGAAGCATGGAATCTCGGAGCAATACGTCAGTGACGTTCTGAGCGCCCGGCGCGATCCCGGCGGCAAAATTCTGACCGCGCTCGGCTATGTCCGGCGCGTGACCTATGAACGGAGCAACCACGCATGACCGAGATCGGTGACAACAGCGGCATCGTCGCGGAACCTTTGGCGGCTGATCGGCTGCGTTCTTTTGTCGAAAGATACGAGCGCATCGATGAGGAAGTTGCCGAGCGACGCGCGGATCAGAAGGACTTGATGCAAGAGATCGCCAGCGCCGGCTTTGACAAAAAAGCGGTGCGACAACTGATCCGCATCCGCAAAATGGACCCGGCCGAGGTCGAAGAGCAGGAAACGCTGCTCGATGTCTATCGCCGCGCTTTGGGGATGTAAAAAGGGAAATGCCATGAGCACTGCATCATCGTCGTCTTCGTCCGGCATCGGGTTTGGTGGTCTCCTGACGATTCTTTTTGTCGGTCTGAAGTTAACCCATTTTATCGACTGGTCATGGTGGTGGGTGCTATCTCCGTGCTTGATTCCGCTTTGCCTTATCCTCGGGATACTCGCGGTCGTGGGCTGCGTCGCATTGGCATGCAAGTAAACCATGCGCACAGAAGACGACCTCCAAAAGCGCGTCCGGGCCTTTCTGGACCATCATCTGCCCGCCGGCGCGATCTGGACCGCGATCGACAAGGGCGTTGTCTACAGCGGCGACCAAATGCAGCGGATACGAACGGCAGCACGAATGAAGGCCAGGGGGGTGAAGAATGGTACTGAGGATGTCCAGGTCATCTATGGCCAGCGCATCCGCGCCGTCGAATTGAAGACCGGCACCAAGCAGAGCGAAGCACAAGAAATCCGCCAGGGCGGGCTGATCGCCAATGGTCACGCCTATGCGGTGTGTCGATCGGTGATGGACGTGCACGACTTCCTACTCCGCGACGGTATGCCGATCGAGCCGGCGGCCAGGATCGCGGCGATGCGGTATGATGCGATGGGAGCGCCGGCTGTCAAAGGCAAGCGCGCCTCGACCCCCCGCGCCGAGAAGCCGAAGCAGCGGGCGCTCGCCAAGGTCGCGGCCATGAGGGCGAGGACCATGTTTTGACCGACATCCCCCCCACCGACGCCGACTACGTCCCGCTCCGCATCGTCGGCGACCAGCTCACCATCGGCACCGTGGCGTGGGACATCCGCCACCGCCGCAAAGCCGGGGGAGTCCTGCGTGCCGAGGTGCGCCCAACCGCAGAGGGCGGCGACTGGATCGATCTGACGGTCTCGGTCGCCGGTAAGGACGCCGATGGCTTTCACGGCAAGATGTCGATCGGCGATGTGCCGTGGCTGGTGCGGCGCTGGGGCGAGGGGGTGAACGGCACCTGCGCCGAGGCCGGCCCGGTGTCGGATGAGGAATTCGAGGATTTTGCGTCGCGGATGGGTAGGAAGGTGAGGGCTGGGTGATGGTTGAAATGCCGGTGGCTTTGCTTGGCTGGAAAGAAATGAAACGAAATTCTCTGCGGGGGTTCGCGAAAGTCCGTGTCGGGAAGGCGCTGATCCTGCATGACGTGACCGTGCATGTCGCGAACGGCAAGCGGTGGGCGACCCCTGCCAGTAAGCCGCAGATCGGGGCCGATGGCGTCGCGCTCAAGGATGATCGGGGCAAGATCAAATACGCTCCGATTATGGAGTGGGGCGATCGCGAGACCGCTGATTCCTTCTCCGCAGGAGTGATCGCGGCTGTCGAGCGCGAGCATCCCGGCGCTACGGCAGCGGATTGATGATGCCCACCGGCACCCCGCAGGAAGTCCATGCGCTCCGAGCGCAGCTTTGGGACGCTGGCTTTCGGCCGGTGCCGGTGTACAATCACGACGACGCGCACCCGTCTGCCGGCAAAGCTCCGATGGGCAACGCCTGGGGGGACGAAGCGCGGCGCGACCCGCCGGATGCAGTTTCCCGGCCGGCGCACCCTCGCGCGCTTAATACCGGCTTGTTGTGTGACGGCCTTCGTGCCATCGACGTGGACGTAGACAACCCTACCATCGCCGCGTCCATCCGCGCCAAGGCGCTGGATCGCTTCGGTGAGGCGCCCATGCGCTACCGGGACAATTCGCCACGTGTGCTGCTGCTCTACCGAGCGACCGAAGGCGCGCCGCCTAAGAGGTCCATTGTCGGCCCCATGGGCAAGGTGGAAATCCTCGGCGCTGGCCAGCAATTTGTGGCGTTCGGTGTTCATCCGTCTGGGGCTGACCTACGATGGATGCCGGAGCCGCCCGGTAGCGAGATGTTGGCGTCCCTGACCGCGATCAGCGAAGCGGACGTCGATGTGTTTCTCGCGGACGTGGCATCATCCATTGGTGCCGTGATGCTGCCCAAGGCGGCCAACGGCACGCAGGCATCGTCGCCGCGTGGCCTTGGCGCTGACCCGCTCCAAGTCGTGGCGGCGCTATCGGCCATCCCGAACAACGGCCCTGCGGATTGGGAAGGCTGGAACCGCATCGGCATGGCGACGTGGGCAGCGACTGGTGGCGGCGAAGCAGGGCGTGCGGCGTTCCATGCCTGGTCGCAGGCGCACCCAGCATACGACGCGCAGGCCACGAATGAGCGGTGGGACCATTACCGCACAAGTCCGCCAACCCAGATCGGCGCGGGTTCGCTATTCTATATGGCGAAGATGGCGACGCCCGTTGGGAATGGACGGCCGGAGGAAACGCCGCGCGAGGAACAGGAACCGCCGCGCGCCAAGTCTCTCCCCGTCATCTATTTCAACGATATCCGCGCCCAACTGGACGCCGCCGATTTTGTCGAAGGACTGCTGACCGATGCCGCCATGGCCGTCGTCTACGGCCAGTCGAACAGCGGCAAGACCTTCTGGACCCTTGATCTGGCGCTCCATGTCGCCGCCGGCAAGGAATGGAACGGCCGGGCGATCGAACAGCGCGGCGTGCTATGGCTCGCCATGGAGGGCAGTTTTGGCGCGCAAAACCGCGTCATCGCCTGGTGCAAGCATCACGAGATTGACGCCGAGACCCTGCCGTTCGCCATCATCCCGGTTGCGCTGAACCTGCTGGACCCGGAGGCTGATACCGAACGCCTTCTCGCCACTATGGCCGAGGTCGGGGCACAATTTACCATCCCGGTCGGCTGGACCGTCGTGGACACGCTCAGCCGCGCCATGGCCGGCGGCAATGAGAATGCACCGGACGATATGGGCGCGCTCGTCACCAACGGCACCAGGCTGCAACAGGTCGGCAAGACGGCCATCCTCTGGATACATCATGCCGGCAAAGACGACGCCAAGGGCGCGCGCGGCCACAGCCTACTCAGGGCCGCAACAGACACCGAAATAGAGATCACCGCCGAGGGACCGCAGCGCATGGCGCAGGTCAAAAAACAGCGGGAAATGGATTGCGACGGAGTTTTTGCATTCACCCTCAAGGTGGTCGAACTCGGTCTCAATAAGCGCGGGAAGCCGGTTACTTCCTGCGTGGTCGAAGGCTCCGATGCGGGTCATACGGCGGGCGCCGTTCTCGCACCGAAGCTGAAAGGTCACACCGGGCGGGCGCTCAGTGTGTTGCACGACCTGCTTAGCGAAAGCGGTCGCGCTGATTATCCAGGCGTGCCTATGGGTCTGCCATCCGTTCCGGAGGATTGGTGGAGGCAGCGTTTCTACGACCGGACTATCGACGACGGGAAAGCCGACGTGAGCCAAAACGGGAAGCGCATGGCGTTCAATCGAGCCGTTCAGGACCTCGCCGACAAGCGCTTGGTAGGCGTCACCAAGGGGCGTGTTTGGGCGTGCAGACCCGCACAAACACCCGCACAGAAAGCCGCACATTTTGATGATTGATCCGCACAAACGCACATCCGCCAAAATCCCCACCCCCCGCACAACCCGCACATCTCCCCGTAAGGGGGATGTGCAGGGTGCGGGGAGGGGATGGCCGCACATTTTTAGGGACGGCACTGGAAGGGGATATTGTGATCGAACTACCTGACGGTTTCCATCTGGTGCATCGCGGTCAGACCTATCGGCTCGTTGGGACGCGCCCCCACGAGCGCAAGGATGGTCAGATCACGACGCTAATCGACTGGGATACGAATTGCCCGGAGTGCGGCGTCGCGTTCCGCGTTTCCACGACGCCGAAATGGGAGCCGAACCGCCGGTGTGAATCGTGTCGATCACCCGGCAAGCGCGTCGGATCGCACACCCCACCCCGACCCCACCGGACGCACCCATGACCCCTACGCCGCGTTCCGCATATCCGGCGCTCTCTCCCGCTCGACGGCGGTGGCTACACGCCCACGCAATCGCGATATCCGGGCCGCTGAGGGGGGTTGGCGCGGTTGGTGGGTGTTGGGTGCCGGATGGGGCGGAAACGGCCCCCACGGGCTTCCTATACCCCGCGCGCGCGGTGAGAATGCGGACGCAGGCGCGGGCGGGTTGGTGGCGGTCGCACCCTGACCGCGTGGGGACGGCCCTTATACGGGCGGCTTACGAGGTGGTGGGTGCGCGGCGAAATACAGTTCGCGCTTTGCCGTCTGGGCATCGGCGTATCGCGCCATGCCGGTCAGCCAATCGGCCACGCGCTGCGGCACCGGGTATTCGCCAGCCGCCCAGCGCCGGACCTGGCGTTCGTCCATGTCCAGTCGCAGCGCGAGGTTGCGCTGGCTCCATCCGAGGGCGTGGAGCGCGGCGCGGAGTTGGTCGGGGGTCATGTGGGCGCGTGCCACCGCGGCAGTTTCCTTTGGGTTTAGCAGGCGTTGCGTCACTTCGACCACGATCTGCGGGCCGCCTAATGCCTCCGAATGCTTGCGCCACCCTTCCAGCACCCACGGCGCAAACGGAGCAGACCAACCGCCCTTCATGCCGCGAAACTCGGGAAAGCGTCGAGGCGCAGAGTCGCGCCGTCGCGCACAATCCATCCATCGTCAAACAGGTCGGCGACGCACCGGCTGTTCAGCGGGGTGGTGCCGGCCAGCCAATAGGTGCGGCTCGGGCCGTTGTGGATGGTGGCAATGTTGCCGCTGTCGCGGATGGCGCGGGCAGTGGCAGCCATCTGTTCGATATCGCGCATCGTCTTAACCCTCATCCCGGCTGGGCCAACCCCCTCGCCTCTGAGCGCAGAATGTCCTATCCACGAGGACAAGTCAACCGAGAAAATGGCAATGAAAAGGAAAATACGATGGATGACGTAATCCACGCATCTGACTGTGGGATGCACAATGGTCCCGCATTCCCGGCGGCCGAATGCGACTGTGGTGCGATCCTCGCAGCCGGCCTGCGCAAACTGGCGGCTGAGCGGATGCGGGACGCTCACGAGCTGCTCGCTGGTCTGAATGCCCTGGCTCAGGAGGGGCGTGCTGCACGGGCGCGCTACGAAGCCACCTGCGCCCCGCCGCCACCAGGCGCCAAATACATCCCCTTCGTGCTGAACGTGGGCGAACTGGAGGCCGGCATCCCAATGGATGCCGCGCTCACGCTGCACGAGGACGGCAGCATCACGGTGGACTGGCAGAGGCTTGAAATCTACGCGCGGGTGACGCCGGTCGATCTGGCCAACTGCCGCGACATAGATTTCCGGCTCGGCTGCATGGTCCGCGCGCTGCTGGCGATGCGGGATGGGCGGGTTGAGGTGGTCGGTGTGGAGGCGGCCCAATGATCGACCCCTCCGACATCAAGGCCGGCGCGCAATTCGTGGTGACGGTGGCGAAAGATGGAGTGGATGAATGTGGATGGATCGAGATTTTAGGAGAGGGAGGCCGCAGCTATTTTGTGCGTAAAAAAGCCATTTCCCGTCTCCCCACCCCATCCCCCACAGCCGAGATCGACGCGGAGATTGTGGAGGCGGTAGGGAAGCTGGTGGATAATATCCGCTCGGATGGGGATGGCGTGGAGGCTTTGTATGTGGGGTTACGCGGCCTCATAGACCGCCGCCGCGCGCTCCTGAAGCCGAAGGACGCGGTGGGGGAGTTGCTGGAGGCGGTGGCACGCGCAAAAGACGCGGAACTGCCGCCGTTAAGATCAGTCCGGGCGGTTGAGACGAGAGCGTGGCAGGAACTCGTTGAAGCCGCCGCTCGCGTGCGCAAGGAGCGGGGGAATCAGGGCGTAGTATCCGTTCTTATCTCTGGCACCGCCCGCGTGCGCAAGGAGCGGGGAGAATGAAGTGGCAACCGATCGAGACCATCCCCGAAGGCGTCCACGTCCTGCTTTATTTCCCGGTCGGAGAGCGCGGCAGCGGCGGCATCGAAGCCGCGACAGTGCTTCGCGCAGGCGATGGCTTTTCGTATTGGACGCATGGCGGCCCGAACTCTGGGATGGACTGGTATCCGCACGACAACGAGATGCCGAGCCATTGGGCTGCACTCCCGGAGCCACCCACGTCATGACCCTCGTAATCGGCCGCTACTCCGGCTGCTCATGGGCCGTGTTCCGGCGCGACGGCTCGGTGTTCTACGACGATCGGGGGAAATGCTTGGCCCCGTCAGACTGGCACGACGCGACAGAGGATGAGATGAGGAAAATGGAGCGGAAATGACCAATGAAGCCCCCGACTTCGGTGCTCTCGGCCCCGACGATCCGCGCCGCGCTGGTGAGGTGGTCCTGGTCTCCCGCCTCCGCACCGGCCGCGTGGTCGAAGCGATGCGCTACAGCGATGCCACGCTCTACGACCGGATGCACGCCCGCGCACAGCTATCGGACCGCCAGCACGAGGCGGCGGAGCGGCTGCATCGAATGTGGACAAGCGCCAGGCTGAATCCGCGTGTGGTGGCCGGCATCGATGTGGTGCGGGAGCGGGTGGAGGACGAGGAGCCTCCACACGAGCAGACCGACGACGACGAGACGCCGCACGATCGCTATCGGCGGCTCATGGGCAGCCTGTCGGAGGCGGCGTGCCTGCGATTGGAGGCCATGCTGTGCGAGCAGCATCCGGGGGTGAGATGGCTCGGCAGCCTGCAAGCGGCGCTGGACGATCTGGCGGATAGGTGGGGGATGGAGAAATAATCCTTGCGTTCCCCGCAAAAAGAGCGTCCATAATGCCGTGGGGCGCATTGCGTCCAATCCACATCACCACGCAAACCGACGCAACCCGCTGTAATGGCGGGTTTTCTCGTTGCGCAGGAGTATGACATGGCCGTTTTGAACGCCAAATCCCGCAACAAGTTGATGCCCGCCCAGTTCGCCGGGCCGGATAAATCGTATCGGCGATTATATACTTTGCACCACAAGGGACTAGATGTTGATCACTGGACCTGCTTGAGGTCGGACGGGGGTGGGACGGGATCAAGGCCGTTCTCTTTCAGGAAACTGTAAAGCCCTGCGGCAAGTCCTTGCGCGCCAGAAATCGGCATCACGACGCGCCCAATGACGACCCGCTTTTGGTGTGCTGGTGCGGACGAATTATCGAACCGATAAGAAGTCAGGGTTATAGTTATGGTTGAAGACCCAGAGGAAAAGAAGCTTGCTTCTGCGGCGTATACTTCCGGGGCGAACAAATTTTCCACGGTCGGTATGGTGTCAGTCATGGCGGCGCTTCCTTATGGGGATGGTTTGGTGCGCTTTGTCGCGCCAGATGGCGTTTCTTTCTTGGGTGCCGACTCGTCCGCTTCTTTGTCGCGCGCGGGCTTTGCGCTCAGTAGCCGCCGAACAACGTCGTCAAGCTTAACGGAAGGGTCTAGTTCGATGTCGGCTGGTGTTGGCGGTGATTTAGCCATCGAGATTACTCCTGATATTTTGAGACGTGGGGTATCTGTGCTTCGCGACGGAATCGGAGATGAAGACCGCTGCACACTTAATGACCCGGAGGCGCTGCGCGATGCATTTTTGGTGATGTATGAATTACTAAAGACGGAGACCACACAAAAACTTCCTTTGCCAAAATCATAATTGCGTCTGCAATGCCATCAACGTTGCTAAGTTGATACTCCTCTATATTTTCAAAATTGAAACCATAGGCGTCATCTTCAGAATCATGTATGAAATACATTTTGTTATTTTTATGATACCCAAGCGCATGCATAAATAAATTTCTTTTCTTAGACAGATTAGATGCTCGTTTCATAATGTTATTAAATTTACCTTGAGGGTCATCGCAAAAAGTAAAGAGAATTTGGTTTAGCAATTTCTGTCGCGCCCTGAAATTTGGTGAAGACGCCCAAATGAGACGCGCTCTAAAATGGTCTACTGTAAGCATTTTCTCTAATACTAACACTAAACTGCCTTCGAAGTAGGCCCATGCTCTGGCTACGCGCCCAAATGCTCTTAATTGTTCGTGAGTCCATTTCGCTTTTTCATATTCTTCGCTCTCCTCCATCTCAAAAACTTCCTCGCCAGTTTCTTAATTCGCCCGCGTTCCAACAGTCCGCCGATAGGTGAGGCGCTTGCCTTCGATGCCCGCCAACAGCATGTCGGCTCGACGGCCATCAGTGAAGCCAAGCTTGGAACGATGGTTGTAACGGAAGTCAAACTCGGCAGCGTAGCGGTGCAAATGCTGTTCGCCGCAGTGCTGATAAATGCCGATCATACCGCGCTTGAAGATGCTGTAGAAGCCTTCGACGGTATTGGTGTGAATATCGCCGCGCCCATACTCACCGTCGCTATGACGGGTAAATCCATGCTCGGCAAATAGCTTGCCCAGTTTGGTGTATTGCTTCGCTTCATCGGTCATAAGGCGGCTTTCGCGGTCGATATTGGCTTTCACGATAGGCGCGATTTCAGCCACGACCGGACGTTCGATATGGAAGGACATCAGGCGACCGCCACGCTCTACCAGCGTGAGGACAGCCATCTTGTGATAGTAGCCGCCACGCGCTTTCGCGACGCCAGCTTTGCGACCGATGAAAGTTTCGTCCACTTCCACGATTTTGCCAGCGCCGCCCATGGGAGTATCGAACGTCCCGGAACGCATGGCTTCGCGAAGGCGGTGGGTCATGAACCAAGCCGATTTGTAAGTCACGCCCAGCATGCGCATAAGCTGGTGGGACGACATGCCCTTCTTGCTCGCGGCAAGCAGATAAGCCGCAAGGAGCCACTTATGCAGCGGAATATGGCTGGACTCGAACAGCGTGCCGACCTTCACCGTGAAGTCTTTACGGCAGCCCTTGGACGCGCAGCGATACTTGCCGGGGCGCTTCGTCGCATAAGCTGCATTCACCGTGCCGCAGTGCGGGCAGACCGGGCCAGACGGCCAGCGAATGCCCTCAAGGTAGGAGCGGGCGGCGTCTTCGTCGGTGAACTGCGGATCGGTGAGGGATGTCATAGCGCCCGGCCTTGGATGATAGGGAAACCCTACATCTTGGGGCTTGTGGCGTCAAGTATATAATCGCCATCGTATCCGGTTCCTGACAAGTCCCATGCCGCCAATGCCAAGGCGCGGGCAACACAGGCCGTGAATGCCGGGCGCATGTCGCCGGCCATGGAGAAGAAGATCGACGCCAGGGCTGATAAGGTTTTGGCGAAGAAGAAGTAGGCCAGTCTGGCCGAATGGCGAGGCTGCGGTTTTGTAAACCGCCCGATAGAAGTTCGATTCCTTTGACTGGCACCAAATAGCGCCGCTCCCTAACCGGGGCGGCGTTTTGCATTTCTGCGGCAGGCTCGCCGCCAACCACGCGGCATAGCCGCACACAGGAGAAACTGATATGGCCGGCTTGAGCACGAACGGGCTTCCCCCCGTCGCCTACAACGTCAACCCGTCGCTGTCCTATCCGCAGCTTTCCGGCCGTGCGCTGGTTGCCGCTGATACCCAGTCCTCGCAGGGCGCTGGCCCCCAGTCCGTGGCCGCTACCGCGTTCCAGATCGCGGCTCGTGCGGCCGTGATGTCGATCAACACCGCGACCAGCACCGTAGGCGCGACGACGCAGAACACTCTGCTTGGCCGGTGCGTCACCGAGGCGCTGACAACCGCTGTGGGTGCCACCTACACCTACACCCTGACCAACAGCGTGGTCGCCGCCACCAGCACCGTGCAGGCGCAGATTTTCAGCCTGACGAACACCGTGCCGGGGATGCAGTTGACCTCCGTGACGCCTGCCGCCGGCTCGGTGGTGTTCGTGTTCACCAACAACGGTGCGGCGGCGCTCAATGGCACGATGTGCATCGTGTTCGACGTGAACCCGTAACGCGATGGCTAAAGGCGGGGGCACTCGGCGCGGCAATGGTTCCGGCTGGGGCGGTCCAGCGAAGGGTGCTGGCAGTAAAACGCCGGCCCACCCTCCGTTTGAACCGGGCAATACTCTCGCGGTAGGCCAAGGCAATGCGGGACAGGCCGGACGTGAAGCCGCCAAGACCGCGCGGGAACTGGTCATCTCCAAGGCTGTCGCCGCCGCTCAGGTCTGGATCGATGTGATGGAGGACAAGAGCCAGCCCGGCGCAGTGCGCGTCGCTGCGGCGGCGAAAGTAGTGGAGCACGCGGAAGGAACGCCGATCGCGCGGAGTGTGAATGTCCATACCGATGCAACCGACGCCCTCTCCGATGCCGAACTTGAAGCCGCAATCGCCGCTCTCCGAAAAGATATTGCTGCTGACAAAGCTAGAGCAGACCGAGACGCGCAGGAAATCGCTGCGGAAACTGCTGGATTACCGGCCCTACACTAAGCAGCGGATATTCCACGCTTTGGGTGCGACAAAGCGCGAGCGGTTGCTGCGCGCTGGCAACCAGCTTGGGAAAACGTATACCGGCGCTGCCGAAATGGCGATGCACCTGACGGGCATTTATCCCGACTGGTGGACTGGTCGCAGGTTCGTAAAGGCCGTGCGGGCGTGGGCCGGCGGCAAGGATAGCCTGAGCGTCCGAGATAGCCTGACGACGCTGCTTCTCGGCCCTATTGGCGACCGTCCCACCGGGTTCATTCCGCCGGATCGGGTGGTCAATGTCATTACGGCGCGCGGCATCCCAAACGGGGTCGATACCGTCACGGTGAAGCATGTAAGCGGCGGCATATCGACGCTGGCGTTCAAGTCCTACGACCAGGGACGCGAGCGGTGGCAGGCGGCAACGCTTGATCTGGTATGGCTCGATGAAGAGCCGGGCGAAGACATTTACCTTGAGGCACTGAGCCGCACCAACGCGACTGGCGGCATGCTCTACATGACGTTCACGCCCCTTTTAGGGATGAGCACGGTTGTCAGGCGGTTCTTGATGGAGGCCAGCGAAGATCGGTCGGACACCAATCTGACCATCGAAGACGCCGAGCACATCTCAGAATCTGAACGTCGAAAGATCATCGCCGGATATCCGGCGCACGAGCGGGAAGCGCGAACGCTGGGTATCCCGTCCATGGGCTCCGGCCGCATCTTCCCTGTGGATGAAAATAACATCAAGATCGCCGCATTCCCGATCCCGGCACATTGGGCGATCATCGGCGCGCTTGACTTCGGCTGGGACCATCCGACTGCGGCGGCCAGGCTGGCATGGGATCGCGATACCGATACGGTCTACGTCACCCACACCCACAAGCTGCGCGAGGCGGTTCCTGCGGTGCATATCGCGGCGCTACGGTCATGGGGCGAGCAGATGCCGTGGGCATGGCCGCACGACGGGCTACAGCACGACAAGGGAGCCGGGGTTCAGATCGCCGAGCAGTATCGGCGCGGTGGCCTCAGGATGCTCGCTGAGCGGGCGCAGTATGCCGGCGAGCGCGGCAGCAGCGTAGAGGCCGGCATCAGCGACATGCTGGAGCGAATGGAGACTGACCGCTTCAAGGTGTTCAGCCATCTGAACGACTTTTTCGAGGAGTTCCGGCTTTACCATCGCAAGGATGGAAAGGTCGTCAAGGAGTTCGACGACGTGATTTCGGCAATTCGCTACGGAATCATGAGCCTGCGTTTTGCCAAGCCGGTCGGCGGCGAGCCGAAGAAAAAGCCTTCGGTGCCGCCCAATCGGCAGCCCAGCAGCACATCATGGATGGGGTAAAATCCTTTATGTCCGACGCGCCCGCAACCGCCATGGACGAAGATGCTAAAATCGTCCGTGAAGCACAGAAGCGGACGGATCGCGCGTTGGAACTGGAATCCTATGCGCGCGACAATCTCGTAAATGATGTTAAGTTCGGCGTCGGTGATGCTCGGAACGGCTATCAGTGGCCCGACGATATGCGCAAGTCGCGTCAGGTCGATCAGCGGCCGTGTCTGACCATCAACAAAACGGAGCAGCACTGCCTCCAAATCGTCAATGATGCCCGCCAGAACAAGGCCGGCATCAAGGTCCGCGCTGTTGGTGACGAAGCCACGTTCGAGGCTGCGCAGATTTTTGAAGGCATTATCCGGCACATCGAATACGAGTCGAACGCGCAGGCGGCTTACGACACCGCGACATGGTGGCAGGTCTTCGGGGGCATCGGCTATTTTCGTGTCCTGACCGAGTATGTGTCCGATAAGAGCTTTGACCAAGAAATCCGTATCCGCCGCATCCCTGATCCGTTGACGGTGGTGATGGACAACAACACCCATAATTACGATGGGTCGGACGCCAAATGGGCGACCGTGTTTACTCAGATCACGCATGATGAGGCCAAGGCACAATATCCGGATGCCGATTTTTCATCCGACACGCTCGGCATCGAGGTCAGCAGCGCGTGGATTGATGACGACATGGTGCGCGTCGCGGAATATTTCCGCAAAAGCGAGAAGGCCGACACGCTGTATGCGCTGGTGGACGGAACGACCGTTCTAGCCAGCGAGTTGCGCAAACAGGGCATCCCGCTGCCGCCCAAGGCGATGATCGAACAGCAACGCAAAGTCACGGCCGATCAGGTCGAGTGGTTCAAGATCGTCGGCAACAAGATCGTGGAACGCCGCGAATGGCCGGGGAAATACATCCCGATCTGCCGCGTCGTTGGCCAAGAGACCAAGCTGGATGGTCGCATCGACCGCAAGGGCCACGTCCGCGCTCTGCTCGATCCGCAGCGGATGTATAACTATAATTCGTCGTCCGCCATCGAGAATATGTCGCTGCAAACCAAAATTCCTTGGGTGATGGAGGCGGCGGCAATCGAGGGGCGCGAGGAAGATTGGGAGAACTCCAATACCGTCAACAAAGCCGTCTTGACCTATAACGGCTGGGACGACCAAGGGAGTCGCACGATTGCGGCACCCCAGCGCATCCAGCCGCCAGTCCAGTCCGCCGCCTACATGCAGGGGATGCAGGTAGCGCAGCAGGAAATGATGATGGTGTCCGGCCAGTATCAGGCCGTGATGGGCGCGCAGTCGAATGAGACCAGCGGCAAGGCGATCAACGCCCGGCAGCGGCAGGGTGACAACGCGACCTATCATTTCATCGACCATCTGGCGCAGGCGATCCGATATTGCGGGCAGATCATTATCGACATGATCCCCCGCGTCTATGATACCCCGCGCATCGTCAAGATCATGGCCGAGAGTGGCGACCAGGCGACGGTGCAGCTTGATCCGAACGCGGCAGCCGCACACACCGTCAATGGTCGGCCCGGTGCTACGGACGAAAGCGGCCCGACACTGCAACAGTTGGCACAGCAGGCGCAGATCGTGTTCAACCCGAACATTGGCCGCTACGACATTGAAAGCGATGTCGGGCCGGCTTATGCGACGCAGCGTCAGGAGGCGTTCAACGCGATCACGCAAATTCTGACGCAGGCTCCGCAACTGGTGACGATCATCGGCGATCTGCTGTTCAAGTCGGCTGACTTCCCCGGCTCGGATGAGATTTCCAAGCGCCTGAAAAACATGGTGCCTCCGCAGGCGATGGGCGGTCCTGATCCGCAGACCCAGCAGCTACAGGGCGAAGCGCAGAAGATGCAGGCGTCTATCGTGGCGCTGACGCAGGCGCTTTCGGATGAGAAACGCAAGGCGGCTGACAGGGCGTCGGCAATCGCGGTTGATGACTTCCGCGCCAAGACGGAGCGGTTCAAGGGCGTCATTGAGGAAATGCGGTTGGCCAAAGAAGGCCGCATCGATGATGCATCCGACGAATACCGCGCCGAGACCGACCGGCTGAAAGTGCTGGCCGTCGCGATGGGGCCGGAAGCGTTCATGGCGGTGACGCAGGAGGCCGTGATGCAGGCGATGCAGACGCAGTTGCCGGCGGTTGAGGCTGCGCCGGCTATGCAAGGCGCGATGTGATGGCCACCACCACCGAACAGCAAATGAACGCGCTGCTGGATTACTACGGCGGCGGCCTCAATGGCGGTCCCAATGCGCCGTCGTCCACTTCGACGGGGGATTTCAGCACCCATTCCGCCGCGCCGAATGAAATGGCGATTGCTCAGGCTTTAGGAATCGACCCGACCGCAGCATCAATCGGTATGACTGGTCTCACCAGCATGATGGGGCCGGTAGGAACCGCTCTCGGCGTCGCCAACAGCATCGGCAATGCGGTCAATACCAGTTCCAACACCAACATGCTCGGCAGCCTCGGAACCAGTCCTAGCGCGATGCAGTCGCTTGGTGGCGCGTTTGGCATGAACGCGCTGGCCGGGAACTATACGGGCGCGCTGAACATGGCTTTGGGCGATAAGATGTCTGGATTCCAAGGTATGGAAATCGGGCAGGCACCCGGTGATTATGGGCCTGGGTTTGCCGGCTCTCCGACCGCTTCGCCCGCCGATGTGATGGCCGGCTATGGACCGGGCGCGGTATCGTCTTCCGACCTTGGCGCGCCAAGCGGCGGCGGCGGCAATGGCGGGGGCGGCTCGGACAACGGCAATGGAGCCAACGACAACAGTGGGGGCGCCGATCCCGGGGGCGCGGCGAGCGAAGCGGGGTTTGCACGCGGCGGCCTCGTGATGGGCAACCGGCTGGCGCAGGGAACCCCTCGCACCGGCCTCATACAGGGCGCTGCGCCCGGTCAGGCCGATAGCCGGCAGATGACGGTGCCGCGCGGGGCCTATGTGGCTCCTGCGGCTGCTGTGGCTGCTGTGGGGCAGGGCAACACCTCGGCGGGCGCGAAGGCCCTGGACAACGGAGCCAAGACCGCCAGCGGTGCCGATCCGGTGCAGGCCAACGTATCGGACGGCGAGTTCGTGATTGATCCGGCGCGCGTGATGGCGATCGGTGGCGGCGACATGAAACTCGGCGCGGCGAGATTGGATCACCTGTTCAGCATCATCCGCCAACACGGTATCGACGGCATGATTCCGGAAGGGCGGCCGTTCGTGCTGGAAAACCTGTTTGTGAGGAAGTCGGCATGATCCGCACCCACGTCATGGTCGCCAAGGTCGCCAAAGGCATTGCCGCTGCGGCCTATGAAGACCTCGCCCGCGATGATGCGTTCTTCAAAATGCATCCCAACCAGCGGGTTTTCGTGCGCACGAAGTGGAAGCATTTCGTAGAGCCGGCGGTGAAGACCCTCGGCTCCATGCTTGGCGGCAACTACTCGGAAACCTACAAGGCCGAGATTTACGAAGCATTGCTCAAGCATTGGGCATTGCAGGGTAAGGACGTGCAGGAGATTCATTGAACTGTTCCATTTCCTGTTCCGCTCAATCGAACAGAATACCCTCCCGGCAGGGCAAGCCGGTGCGACCAACCCCATGAGGGACCATGAGCGAGACCACCGAAGCCGCCCCGGCAACCGAGGCGACCGAAACCGATGACGCCAACAAATCCGCCCCCGAGACCGCATCGGGCGCGGAACAGGCAGAAGCGAAGGGCGAAGGTGAAGGCGACAAGCCCGAAACCGAAGCGGACGCCGACCCAAAGCCCAAAGCAGCCCCATGGTGGGACAAGCGTATTGCGGTCCTGACGGCGAAGAACGCCAGCGCTGAGCAAATGCTGGCCGAGGCTAATGCCCGGCTGGCGGCGCTGGAAGGGCGTCGAGAGGAACCCGCGCAGCCCAACGGCGAGATGACCGAGGCCGAATTCAACCGCCGCGTCGAGGAACGGGCGGCGCAGAAAGCCGCGCAACATGCCCATGCGACGCGGCTGCAACTGATGATCGAGACCGGCAACAAGGAGTTCACGCCGGCCGAGTTCACCGCCAAAAGCAACACCCTCGCCGGCATGGGCGCGACCGAAAACGCCGCGTTCATGGCGGAGCTGACCGATTCCGAAAATGGCCACAAGATCGTGGCATATCTCGGCGATCATCCCGAGGAAGCGGAGCGCATGCTGGCGCTGCCGCCGAACCGCATCGCACGCGAGATGACGAAGCTGGATATGAAGGTTGGCCAGGCGCCGGCCGCGAAACCAGTGTCACGCGCCCCGGCCCCGGTCAATCCGGTGAATGGCGGTGGACGGCTTGAGGCCAGCCTTGAAGACCCAAACCTTCCTGTTGAGAAGTGGATTGAACTCCGCAACAAGGAAATCGCGAAGAAAAAGGGCCACTAACGCCTTTCGTGCCTAAGCCGCCGGCCGGATAGCCGTGTGACGTGCCGTGCCTGTGACGACAAGTGGATGTGGCTGTCTGAAACATTCTTCCACGCTGTCAACGAATACGGCCCCGATAACCGAAAGGTGAGGGGCCTTTTCTTTGTGGCACGCGCCATGCCTACGGGCGGCGCGAGTGGAGAACTCTCATGGCCAATGCTCTTCTCACGATCGACATGATCACCAATGAGGCCGTGCGCCTCTGGAAAAACTCCAACCTGTTCATCCAGAATATCGATGTGCAGTACGATGACCAGTTCGCGGTGGCCGGTGCCAAGATCGGCGACACCCTGCGCATCCGGCTGCCGAACGATTACGTGCTGCGTACCGGCGCCGCCGCGAGCGTGCAGGACACCGCTGAGCAGTCCACCACGATGACGGTGGCGACCCAGCAGGGCGTCGATATGTCGTTCACCTCCAAAGATCTGACCATGTCGTTGGACGATTTCAGCCGGCGCATTCTTGCTCCGGCCGTGAACACCACTGCGGGCGGCGTGGCGTTGTCGATCATGGCCGGCGCTGATGGCGGCGTCTCCAACTACGTCGCCAACACTGACGGCTCGGGCAACATCATCGCGCCGACCATCGACACTGTGCTTCAGGCGCGCGCGATCCTGGCGGAAAACTCGGCCCCCGGCATGGCTCGCAAGTTCGTGCTTGGCCCGCGTTCGATGGCGCACGCCACTTCGACGCTGGCCGGCTTGTTCAACCCGTCGCAGGCGATTGGTGAGCAGTATCGCAGCGGCGAGGTGAAGAACGCGCTGGGCTTTGATTGGTATGAAGACCAGACCGTTCTGGCCCATACCACGGCGTCTTATTCCGGCAGCCTGACCGTCAACGGGGCTGGTCAAAGCGGGACCGCCATCACCGTCAATGCGATCACTGGCGGTCTGGCGCAGGGCGACATCATCACCTTCGCCGGGGTGTATGCCGTCAACCGCATCACCAAGCAGACGACTGGCCAGCTTCGCCAGTTCGCTGTGACGGCTGCGGTTCCGAGCGGAGGCACCACCATCAACGTCTACCCGGCGCTGGTGCCCGCCAACAACGGCAACGCGGTGCAGTATCAGACCGTGACGGCGTCGCCGGCCAACTCCGCCGCGATCGTGGTGGCGTCGGCCTCTGGTGCCATCTACCGCAAGAACATCGCCTACGTCCCGGAAGCCATCACCATGGCGACCGCCGACCTGGTGATGCCGCCGAACGTGGAAGCGAGCCGGAAGGTCTACGACGGCGTTTCGATGCGCATGATCCGCCAGTATGCGATCGGCACCGACCAGCTCATCACCCGCATGGATGTCCTCTACGGCTTCAAATACGTGCGGCCGGAATGGTGCGTGGTGGTGGCCGATACCCCGAACTAAACCCCAGCCGAATGAGAAAGCCCTATGACGAATATGCCGCGCCCTTACATGGAATACCCGAAGTGGGTGACGCCGCCTGATGGCGTTGCTCGCGTCGTGGAGACACCAGAGGAAGAGGCATCCGTCATGGGGCTTTCTGATGCTCCTGACCCGCAATCGAACCCGCTGAGCGAGCGTGACGACCTCGCACGTGAGGCGGAACGGCGCGGGATGCAGATCGACAAGCGATGGGGGGTCGAGCGGTTGCGTCTCGCCCTTTATCCCCCAACGGAGGAATAATCGATGACGGTAGGCGATCTGATCCGCATGGCGCTGAAAGAATGCGGTGTGCTGGGTGTGGGTCAGACCGCTTCCGCCGAAGACTCGAACGATGCCTTGATCAAGGCCAACTGGATGATCGGGCAATGGAACCGCAAGCGGTGGCTGGTATTCCGCACCCTTGACGCCTCTGTGGTGGCGACGGGTGCGCTCACCTATTCCATCGGCGTAGGGGGCGACATCAACGCCGCGCGCCCGGATCAACTGGAAGGCGGCTTCGTTCGGCAACTGGTCAATGGTGGCAACCCGACAAATCTGGTTGATTATCCGATATCGCTGATTACGGCGCGAGAGGATTACAATCGGATCGCGCTTAAGACGCTGACACCGTTTCCGCAGTATTATTTCTATGATCCGACCTTCCCGCTTGGCACGCTGTATCCGTGGCCGGTGCCGCAGGCGTCTATCTATGAAATTCATGTCTCTCTCAAGGCGGAACTGACGACATTCGGTGGACTGACGGATACCATTGCTTTGCCGCCCGAGTATTTCGAGGCGATCCTTTACAATCTCGCGGTGCGGTTGGCTCCTTCCTACGGGCTGGAAGCGCCGATGACGGTCAAGGCGCTTGCGAATGCGTCTCTGGCAACGGTGCGAGGCGCGAACATGCAGATCAAGCGGGCAACGTTGCCCGCTGCCGTGCTGCCGCGTGGATCGTCTTATAACGTGTATTCGGATCAGTCCTGATGTCCCGCATCCCGCTGACGCAGGGGGCCTACACGGCGCGCAGTCTGATCGCCGCATGTCAGCGTTCGGTCAATCTCTACATCGAGCCGAACCCATCTGATAGCCCGGTGCCGTTCACGCACTATCTGACGCCTGGCACAGTGGTTCAGGGCCATCCCGCCGATGGTGTTGTCAGGTGCCTCTACAGGGCCACCAACGGCAACCTCTACATGGTGGTCAATCAGGCGGTCTATGCGGTGTCAGCGGCCTATGCGTTCACCCAGATCGGCACGCTGCTCACTGAGGGCTATAACCCGGTGAGCATGGCGGACAATGCCACGGTGATCGTGATCGTGGATGGCTCGCCGAATGGCTACACCGTAGACATGGCCAGCAACGCCTTTTCTCAGATCGTCAGCACGGCGTTCTATGGGGCGGATAAGGTCGATTATCTCGACACCTATTTCCTGTTCAACAAGCCGGGAACATCGATCTTCTATTCCTCGGATAGCAACGCTACGACATTCGATCCGCTCTGGTTCGCCGCGAAGGTTGGCTATGCCGATCCGCTGCAAACCTTGGCTGTCATGCACCGCGAAATCTATCTGATCGGCGCCCTGACCACGGAAGTCTGGTATAACGAAGGCGGTGCGAATTTCCCGTTTGCGATCATGCAAGGCACCTTCATTGAACATGGATGCGCCGCGAAATATTCGGTGGGCAAGTTCGGCAACTCCCTGTTTTGGCTCTCGCAGGAGCTTGAGGGCCACAAGGTAGTTGTCAAGCTATCAAACTATCAGTCGATCAAAGTCAGCACGCCGGCCATCGACTACGAGATTGAGCAATACTCCAAGGTTGATGATGCCATCGGGTATGTCTACCAAAAGGAGGGGCATCCTTTTTATGTCCTGACCTTCCCGAGTGCGGATAAGACCTGGGTCTACGATATCCTGAACAACATGTGGCACGAGTGGGTTTGGTTCGACGATAACGGAGCCGAGCATCGCCACCGCTCCAACTGTTCCGCGTTCGCCTATGGTCAAAATCTTGTCGGGGATTTCGAGAACGGGACGCTTTACGCGCTCGATTTTGACACCTATACTGATGCCGGGACCATTGCGCCTATCACGCGCATTCGGTCCTTCCCGCACATGATGAACGATGGTAAGCGCGTCCGCTATACGCAGTTCATCGCGGATATGCAGGTTGGCACCGTCACTGGTGTTGGGGAGCAATCATTCAGTTATATCGTTGCCAGCGACCCGGACCCTTCGGTTTTGGTGCTGAGCGATGGCGGCCCGGGCTTCTACATCGGCGCGGACCAGGCGCTACAGGCATCCTCGGTTGCGCCGGCTGTGTCGCTGCGATGGTCCGATACGCGGGGGGCCTCATGGGGCAATCCGCTGACATCCACGCTCGGCGCGACGGGTGAGTACCTGACATCGATCCAGTTCCAGCGGCTCGGCATGGCGCGCGATCGCGTCTTTGAACTTTCATGGGCGGCAGACTGCATGACGGCGCTGAATGGTGCCTTTGTGCAGATGCAGCCGGCGAGCACGTAAAATGTCCGATTCCGCATCCAATCAAGGCACATCCCAAGGCTTCCCGAACAACATCTTCGCCTTCGTCAACCCAGATACTGGCCAGCTAACGCCCATGGCCTATCGTTTTCTTTTGGCGATCTGGACACGGACCGGCGCGGGTGGCGGCTCCAACGCCAACGTCACCAGCGGGCTGCTGACGATGACGGACGTTGAAGATGCGCCGACGATGAATGCCGGCGCGATGCTTCTCATGGATGATGTTACGCCGGATTCAATTCCGCAATCGCTCCTGCTGATGGCCGAAAGCGCCGATACCGTGGCACCCGCACCGAACCCTGTCATGGCTGCCGAAATGGCGACCATGCAGGACGCGCCGACGAACTATCCTGGCCTGTGGGCCATGGTGATTACCGACGAATCCTGACCCTCCGAAAAGGAAAACCACCATGGCCACAGAATCGATTGTCGTCACCGGCCCGACGTTTCAGCAGAAGAAACTCGGTTCGCTCGCTCTGGTGCCGACTGGCGCGGTGACGCAGCAGAGCCTTGCGGATATGCTCTCGCCAATCGCTGGAGGTACCACGCCGCTGACGGTCCGGGCCGGCAGCGCCGCATCGGGCCGCTCCCGGTATTCGACTGTGCCCGTCGGTTCCGTGGCCTATGCGTCCATGGGCACCGATACCACCCTTGTCGCGGGCACCATCTATTGGGCTGAGGTCGCCATCCCGCGCAATATCACCCTCACCGGCATCGCGGTCCTGAATGGCGGCACCGTGGGGACCAACAAGGGCATTGTCGGGCTTTACAACAGTGCCGGCACCCTCGTTGCCAACTCCGCGCTGGTCGGCGCGATTGCTGCGGGCGCGAACGCCTTTCAGGCTTATGCGTTTACCGCAACCTACGCTGCCGTTGGCCCTGCGCGCTACTGGGTAGCCTATCAGGCCGATGGCGCGACTGCGACGCTGCGAACCATCGCGGCCAGCACGTTCATTGATTCGCTGACCAAGAGTGCGACCGGCGCATTCGGCACCCTCACCGCGCTGACCGTTCCGACCACGATCACGGCGGATGTCGGTCCCATCGCCTACGTCTATTGAGGGCTTGAACGATGGCCGCGAACAACATCATCCCGGCGGTTCTGCAACCCGGCGTCCAGCTTACGATGTCGGCTGTGGCGATTGTGACTTGTCCGGTGAACGCTCAGGTAATCATCAAGCGCGCGGTGTTCACCAATGTCACATCTGGGGCGATCACGATCACGATCTATCGGGTGCAGTCTGGTGGCACGCCGGGGGCCACGAACACGATCACCTCGGCCTATTCCGTGGCGGCTGGGACGGCCTATGTCGCCCCGGAATTTGCCAACATGGTCCTGAATGCCGGAGACACGATCCAGGCTTTGGCGAGTGCCACGGCTTCGATCAATGCCTTCGCCTCGGGGCTGCTGACCTCGTGACCTATCGCATCGGCCCCGCGACGCATCGTGAAGCGGTGGCAATCATGCCGTTGCTGCGCGCTGAGTCGCGGGCCGAACTCGGCGCGCTCGGCGATGACGACATGGAAGCGGCCCTCGTGCGGCTGGTCTGCGGCTGCCCCTACACGTTCTGCGGTGCTGATGATGATGGCCCCCTGTTCATCGGGGGCGCTGTGCCGGATGGCACGCCGGGCACCGCGATCGTGTGGATGCTGATGTCAACGCGGATCACGGATCATCAACTGTTTTGCCTCCGTGAAATGCGCAAGCAGGCCGCTGCGATGTCGGAGAAATGGCCGGTGCTGCGGAACTATACCAACATCGGTCATGACCGCACGACGGATTGGTTGACATGGCTTGGGTTCAAGGTTGGCGACCCGATGGTGCATCCCCAGACCGGCAACGTCGTGCTGCCGTTTGAGAGGCGCGTAGAGCATGTGTGATCTATCCACGGCGATCATTGGTGCCGGCGCTCTCGGTTCTATCGCGTCCGGGTTGATCGGCTCCAGCGCGGCTACCAGCGCGGCCAAGACGCAGGCGGCTGCGGCGACGAACGCCGCCAACATGGCGCAGGCGCAGTATGGCCAGACCCGCGCCGATCTGCTGCCTTACAATCAGGCTGGACAGTATGCGACCAATCAGCTTGTGGGTGCACTGCCGGGTCTGACGGCTCCGTTCAATATGACGGAGGCCAATCTTGAGGCGACGCCGGGGTATCAGTTCCAGTTGGATCAGGGCCTCAAGGCGACACAATCGGCCGCAGCCGCCAAAGGCCAAGGCATCAGCGGCGCGGCTCTCAAGGGCGCTGCGCAATACGCGACCGGGTTGGCGGACTCCAACTATCAGAACCAGTTCAATAATTACCAGACCACGCAGAACAACGCCTATAACAAGCTGTTGGGTATCGGTCAGTTGGGCGAGAATGCCGGGGCGCAGACCGGCAACCTCGGACAGCAGGCGACGAACACGGCGACGAATGCGCTAACCGGCGGCGCTGCTGCATCGGCGGCCGGCACTGTGGGGGCTGCGAACGCGCTCTCCAATTCCATCAATGGCGTCGGGACCGCCGGGTTGAACTACCTGCTGTTGCCGTCTCTGCTCAGCCGGTTGAATGGTGGCGGCACGACGGGGGCATCCACGCAAAACGCCACGAACGGGCAGGTGTTCTAAAATGGCACTCGATCCCGGCATTTCGCTCCAAGTCGGCCAGGGCGTCACGCCGCCGCCGAACCCGCTTGCGATGGTCGGCCAGTTCGCTTCGACCGCGAACGCGCTGGATCAGAATCGGCTTATCAACCAATACACCGCGAACGCGCAGCAGCAGAATGTGGGCATGCGGCAGGATCAGGGGCAAAAGTCTCTGCTCGGCACAAACCAGATTCTCGCCGGACTGCTGAACAACCCGGACTTGAAAGCCGGCAAGCCGATCACGGATCAGATTATTGGTTCGGTACTGCAAGCCGGCCAGATGGGGTTTCTGCCTCCTGACGCTGTCAAGGCGGCGCTCTCCAACGTGCCCGGCGATGCGGCTGGACAGCAGGCATGGCTCCAAGGCCATTACGATCAGTCTGAGGCGCTCCTGGGCCGCGCTGGACCGAACACGTTTGGCACGACCGGCACCGTCAGCAATGGCCGCGCCGTGCAGCCTGTGGTGGTTGCGCCGGCTCGGCTAGGTGGCGGCCTCACTCCTGCGGGCGGTCCGATTACGCAGTATATGTCGCCGGCCGACCTCGCGACGCGCACCCCGGTTGGGTACGATACCAACGGCAACCCGCAATACGGCCCGCTGGGCAATGTCACGCCGGGCGCGCTGTCTGGCGGCGCTGTGGCCCCCGCACCCCTCACCGGTGCATCTGGCGCCGTTGGCGACGGTCGCTACCCCGGCGTTCCTCAGTCGTTGCGCAACCCGAATGCCAATCTCCCGTTGCCGCCTCAAGTGCCTCCTGGTGCGCCGGCTGCCGGCGGTCCCGTTCCGACTGTCGGCGGTCCCGCGCCAGACCCAACCATCGTTACCGCTCCGGGCGCGGCTCGCACTGCGCAGCTCACGACGCAGGGCACCCAAAGCGCCGGGGCGTTTCAGCAGATTGCCGACCAAGGCGTGCAGGCTCGGGGACAGAATGCCATCCTCGGCACCATGCTTGCCGATGCAAGCCAGTTCGCGCCTGGCCCAGGTCAGGACAAGGTCAAGGCATTCAAATCCGCGATGGTGTCGTGGGCACCGGGCATCGCCAAGGCGTTCGGCGTCGATCCCGCATCCGTGGCGGCCAACGAGTCCTTCGACAAAGTCGCGGCGCAAATCCAGAATGCGCAGGGCGCTGGCAGCGATGCCCGCCTCGCCGTGATCCAGCATGCCAACCCGTCGTCTTCGCTGACGCCGGCCGGCATCGACCTGATCGTGCGCGGCCTACAGGGCAACGCCGATTATCTGCAAGCCCGCGCAAAACTGGCGGCGTCGTACCCGGATCAGACGAATCGCGCCGGGTTCGAGTCCAGCATCGGCACCAACCTTGATCCACGCGCCTTCCAACTGTTCCGCATGACGCCAGACCAGCGGGCCACGTATTTCAACAGCGTGGGCAGCGAGGCGGACAAGACGGCGCTGAAACAAGCCTACATCTACGCCCAGACCCATGGCCTGTTCCCCGGTGCCGGAAATGCCGGCCCCTGATTACAGCCAAGCCTTTGACGATGCCGGGCGCGAATGGAACGTCGATCCTCGCCTGCTCCGGTCCGTCATGGGGCAGGAAAGCGGCGGCAACGCTGGTGCTGTAAGCCCAAAAGGTGCGTCAGGCTTGATGCAGGTGATGCCGCCGACTGGCGTTGATCTTGGCGTCACGAACCTGAAAGACCCATATCAGTCCATCTTTGCCGGGGCGAAATACCTCAGCCAGCAGTTGGACAAATACAAAGACCCCGCTCTTGCGCTCGCCGCCTACAATGCCGGCCCTGGGCGCACTGACGACTATCTGAATAAGCGCATTCCTCTGCCGGCGGAAACGCTCGGTTACGTGCCGTCTGTCATCGCCAGATACGCGCAGACTAAAGCGCAACCAGCCGCAGGAGTGCCCGCAGTGCCGCAGACAGCAACCAACCCGGCATCTGCGGTGCCCTCGGATACTGACTTTTTGAAGATGATCGGGGCCGCGCCGGCCGCGCCTCCGGCCGCTGCACCGACGGTCAACAACGCCGGCGAGGTCGTCTCGCCGCCGGCCACGATGGTTATCAAAGCGTCGCCGGCCGCCGGTGGGTTGCCGTCCGATGCTGATTTCCTGAAAATGATCGGCGCTTCTGCCGCCCCCGCTCCGGCTGCCGCCCCTGCGCAGCAGCTTATTCCGGACCCGAACACCGGGGGGTTAACCGCCATTCCGGCCGCCGCGCCGGCAGCGCCGACGCCACCGTCTCGCGTCGATCTTCCCGCATGGGCCGGCGGTCAAGGCACCGTCACGGCCGAACCGACGCCCCAACAGCCGGGCGTCTTGCAGCACATCGGGCAGGCCATCGCGTCTCCGTTCGTGGATGGCGGTCCGCTCGGCCCGGACACTTCCACCGGAACGCTGTTCAACGGCCCCTGGGGTCATACGAACAGGTTGATGATTGCGCAGCCTCTGGCGCTCGCTGATGCCATCGGACGCGGTGGGCTTGGGGCATGGCGCGGCCTGGTGGCGGCGGGCTCAGAGGGGCTACAGGGCCTCGGCGCATCGCCCACCAGCGCGGCGAATTTTGAACGCGACCTCGGCGGTATCGCTCCGAATGCTCTAGCGCCCCTGACGATGGGTGCCGATGCGGCATTAATAGCTGGCGTGAAAAACGCCGGAGCGCCAGATGTTGCGGCTAACCGTCTCGCAGCACAGACCGATATTGCGAACCGCTTGCAACAGAACATCGCCAACGATGTCCGGGGTCCAGCGCGCGGGGCGTGGCTGCTCGATAAGATCAAGACCGCGATCAATGACGCCGATATGCCTGCGCCTGATGCGAACGTGCCTACAGGTGGCGTTGCGCCCGGAATGGGTGCGCCGCGTTCCGCTGGCGCGGCTGCGACGCCGACCGATGCGGCGATAATGTCGCCGGCCGAGGCGCGGGCGCAGCAGTCTACCGCCGAGATGCAAAAGCTCATTGAACCGCAACCCGCCGGCCCCGATACCAACCGCTATGTGCCCGGCGTGCGACCCACCGAAGCCCAGATGGTCCAGAACGCACGGACCTCGCGCAATGAGAAGCTGACCGCGTCCGAGATGCCGCAAGGCTTCGCTGATCTGGCCCGTGACAACAACGATGCTCGGATGAACTTTTTGCAGGATATTGCGGGCACGCCGACGCTGCAAAAGCGCCTAATGGATGATCGTAGTGCGCAGGCTGAACAGGACTTGGCATCGACTTGGCAGAACAAACAGCCGGCGGACCTCACTCCGGTGGCGGATATGGCGGCCAATATCCTGAATTCGCCAGACGGTCGCCGGCCGCTGGTGCGCACGGCCGTTGATGGCGTCATGCGCGAACTCACCGGGCCTGACGGCAAGCCTCTGACCGATCCGGAAATGCTTTATGGCGTCCGGAAGCATATCGATGATCTGATCCAGGGCGCGAATGATAGCGCCGCCGGAACGCGCGCGGTCGCCCAGCTACAGCAACTGAAAGACACGCTTGACGGCACGATTGAACAAGCCGCGCCGGGATTCCGCCAGTATCTCTCGAACTTCGCCGCCGCATCGAAGCCGATCGATGAAATGAGCGTCTTGCAGGCGCAGATTCCCAAAATCGTTGATAGTCAAAACCGCATCACCTATTCCGGGGTGCAGCGGATGATGAAGAATCTTGTGACCGCACGTGGCGGCCGAGGCATCGATCCCGCCAAGTCGATCTCTGACGATACGATGAACAATCTATGGGCGTTGCGCGATGACTTGCGCCGCGTGGCATCGTCCGACGATCTGGCCAAAGCCAAAGGCTCGGACACCTTCCAGAACGCGCTGGACTTCGTGAAGGGCGCGGCCACAAAGGGCGGTATCGGCCTAGCGCATGTAGTCGCAAACGCAAAGGCACCCGGTATCGGGTCTGTGGCGGTCAATCTTGTAACAAACAAACTGCGTCAGGCAGCGGTAGCTAAAGCGGCTGATCGCGCCCTGAACCCAAAGATAAACCGTCTCAATCCGCCGTCAGACTAGATCGCGGCCGGGGCGATCATCGTTGAACGCGATGTCGGGAATGCTGCGCTGGCGCACCCACATCGGAATGCTGGCGATTGCCCATGATATCGCCAGCGCGACAGCCAGGAACAAGAGTAACGGTGCCGCATCCGAATTGCGCCCTCCAATCGCTACGACGATGAACGTGAGAAACGCGCCGCAGGCCAGAAACATGAGAACTCGGCCAAACCAGTGACCGAGCAGCCACACATACAGAACCGCCGCGCCTAGCATTAAGCCGGCCAGAATAACCATCGCACTCTCCGAGGCCCTCCGAAATGGGGGCCTTTTTTTGTTGTCAAGGAACCACCATGGCATCCATCCTTCCGAATGGAGTTACACAATTCTGTGATGCCAATGGTGTGCCTTATGCATCGGGGGCGATCTATTTTTATGTCCCGAACACGCTGACGTTCAAGGATACCTATCAGGACATCGGCCAACTCGTTCTGAATCCCAATCCCGTGGTGCTGGATGCCGCCGGCCGCGCGGTGATCTGGGGCAATGGTGCCTATCGGCAGAGGCTATTCGATAACCTCGGCAACCTGATTTGGGATCAGGAGACAACGAGCGTCGTTTCGCAGGCTATGGAAGCCGTGGTAGGCGCTATCACGCTTTCAGCGGCGATGACGGCGCTGGGCATATCGGTCGCGATGCAACCAGTGGTCGGGGCATCCACTTTGGCGGCGGCGCGGACTGCGCTTGGCGTCTTCGGGCCGAATGGAGGCATCGCTACCGGCAGTCCGTCGATCACAATCAACCCGATTGCCAATCCGTCGATCCCGACGCTGTCCACGCTTGGCGCGCAGGCTGCTACCGGCAGCAACACGACGCGCGAATTCCTCGGCGTCTTCGGCCTCACGATCCAGAACGGCGCTTCTGCGACCGGCGGCAATCAGGACAAGGTCGCGCTCTATGCCGGGGCCAATATGGTGGCCGGCGCTGGTGATGGGTGGGCCATCAACAGCGTCACCACGATTGCATCTGATGCGCCGGTCACATGCAACGCGCAGGGTTACGAACTCGATTTCAACAACCTGAATGCGCATCGTGGCGACGCTCTGGCGGGCGCTGGGCTTGCATCCCCTATCGCCTATGGGTTTTCGGTCACTGGTGCAGGTTCCTTTCGCTCCACGGCTGCGTTCCTTATCAGCGGGCCGGGGACGGGCATCTGGAACCGTGGCATTGTTATCGCCAACACCAGCGTCGTGCAGGCCAGCTTCCAAGACCTCAGCAACGCCGCGACCTCGCTGGAAATCTTCGGCTCTCACACCTATGGCTTCGACGCGCAGGACGCTTCCTTTTCCGGTGGCCCGATCCGCATCGGTAACAGCGCCTTCATGCTCGCCCGCAACGCCGCGAACTCTGCCGATTTGCGCCTGATTGGGCTGGACAATGCCAACAACTTGAATCTGGGTGGTTCGGGGTTGGCGGCAACGTTCGTCTACTGCCAATTCCTGCCGAATACCGATAACAGTTTCACGCTCGGCGGCCCTTCAAATCGATGGTCCGTGGTCTATGCCGGCACTGGCGCGATCAATACCTCTGACGCGACGGAAAAGGTAATTCGGGGAGCGCCCAATACCGCAGAGTTGGCGGCGTGGGCGACCGTTGAACCTAAGGTGTTCACCTTTATTGACGGCACGCGATCGCACGTCGGCTACGTCGCGCAGGAAGTCGCGGCGGCACTCACTGCACAGGGTTTGAAGCCTGCTGATTACGGCTTCTGGTGCAAAGACGACTGGACCGATTCGCAGGGCGCTCCTCATACCCGCCAGGGCCTCCGCTACGAGGAATGCGCGGTGATGGAAGCGGCACTGACGCGCCAGACGATTGCGGCTTTGACCGCCCGTATCGCCGCCTTGGAGGCCAAATAATGACCACCGCGCTTCCTATTTCCGGCTTTCCTGCGGCGAATGGCGTAGCGTCTGGCGATGTGGGGCTATTCACGCAGGGCAGCACCGGACCCGGCACCGGCACGACACGCAAGGTATCCCTGACGCAGCTTTTCGGTTCGCCGGTTCCGATTGGGAATGTGGCTCCGAACACAGGCGCTTTCACCTCCGTCGAATTCAACGGCGGCGGTTCCTCCCGCCTACTCTCCTACGTCTCCGCCGACACCGCGCTGGAATATCAGGTCTCCGGAACCCCCCGCTTCCGCATCAACGACGGTGGCGGCATCGTCTCAAACCTCGCGTTCGGCAACCAGGGCTCCGCGCTGGCGTTGACCTATTCCGGCGGCACCACGGCCATATTTACCCCCAAGGTCGCGGTCTCCGGCGCGCTGAGCGGGCAAATCGTCGGCGGCCCGGCTGCGGTGGGGGTGACGTCGTGGACCATCAACAGCGATAGTCTCGACACCACGACTGGTGCTGGCGCGCCTCGCGGGATCAACGATTTTTATATCGGCCATACCATTTCGGCGGGGGCCACTGGCGGCCGCAACGGCGTCAACGTCTTCCTGAACCAGACCGGCGCAACCACGCTGGCGGCTGGCCAGTTCTATGTCGGCGTCGCGTCCAATGTGGTGGCCTCGTTCAATGCCGGCGGCACGTCGCTTGTTCCGAACGGCGCTGTCATGGGCTTCAATCCCCGTGCTGTTTTGCAGTCTGGGGCGACGTTCTTCAATTCGGCCGTTGGCATGGAGGTGGATTTCGGTGCCCGCGCGGGGAGTAGTGTCTCCTATAAATATGGCCTAACCGTCGTTCTGGATCAGCTTGATGCCGTTGATGCCTCGGTTAACAGCGCCGGTCTGGTATTCGGTCTCAATGCAAGCGCCGGTCCCACATCGCCGGGTCTCTTGTTCGGCGTCCAATACGGCGGCCCGCAAAACTGGTGGCCGATCAATCCCACATTGGGCACCCTGATCGGCGTCGCCGCCCCCATCAACGGCTCCGGCCCGGCTTACACCGCGCTGTATGGTGTGGATGTCTCTGCGGTCACTTTCAGCGGGGCCGCGTTCAAATCCACCGGCTTCCTCGTGGACCCGAACGGTCGCGTCACCACCACCGGCCGCGTCAAGGCCCTGCGCAATGTCACCGCGTCAGGCTCCGTCACGATCAGCAGCACCAGCGATGAAGTGGTGGTCATCAACAAGACCGCAGGTGCCGCAACTGCCGTCGCGCTTCCGGCCACACCGTCTACCGGCCGCGTCTACACGATCAAGGACGGCAAAGGAGACGCAGCGGCGAACAACATCACGATCAGCCCGGCCGCTGGCAATATCGACGGCGCGGCAACACTGGTGATCGCGACGAACTACGGTTCCGCATCACTGATCTATAACGGCACTCAGTGGAACGTGGTCTGATATGAGTTTCCTTCCGAATGTCATTACGGCGGCTGGGGCTACGACGGCGAGGACGCTGGCGGCGTCTTTTGCGGATTGGAATAACGTAAAATCCGTAGGAGGCACCGGCAACGCGCAATACAAGGCCGCGACTGTCACCGCGACACTGAGCGGCACGACGATCACCACCGCCGAATCGCTGTGGGCCGCTTCGGATGTCGGTAAGCTGATCGTCATCACGATCACCTCCGGCGCCGTGGTTTTGCTGCCTGCGGGCACCACGATTGCCACCTACGTTTCGCCTACGCAGATCACGGTATCGGCGGGTGCGACGGTGGCTGAGACTGGCGCGCCTGCCTTCATCGGCTGGGGCACCAACGACCTCACCGCACTCAACGCCGCCGCTGCGATCGGGCCGGTGTTCCTGCCTCCGGGGGGATATTATACCGGACAAAGCCTGTTCCTAACCGGCGGAAATAAGCAGTTCGGCAGCGGGGCCGGAGGCGCGCTCATCACGCTGGAAGGCACCGGGGCGCAGAAGCAGGCCAACCGCCTGAGCTACATCACGTCGCCCCCATCACCCCCGCTGAACGGCTTCTGGAATGGCGACTTTTCGAATGTCCAAGTCCAGTTGCAAACCTATGTCACCGGGGCGACAACGCTCACCAAGCCGACGACGACTTATTACACCTCGTATGTGACGACGCCGCTTGTCGCGCAAGTCTACAATTCGTCGGGTTGGCAGGAACAGGTGCTCGGCAATGGGCGCACCGCGACCTATTTCGGGCATATTGGGCTGACGCAGGCCGGTCAGGGCGACATGATCGGGCTGAATATCACAGGCACAGTGAGCGGCCAGAACGCGGTAACGCCGATCACGTGGCTGGGCAGCCCGACGATAGGCTTCGGAAATGCCGATTTCACTGCTGGGGCCAGCAATGTCTACATCGACTTGTTGGAGATGAATATTCACGACGGCGGGTTTGATATCTCGGCGGCCGGCTTCGTCTTGAACATGTTCCGCACCAATTCCACCGCAGCCATCGGTCAACCGTGGATGGGACATCGGGTCGTCGGCTGGACGAATGCTATCGACGCCGCGTTCAGCATGGGCGGCAATATGCGGATCGGCGCGGACTTCGTGACCGCTTCGTTCGTGGATGGCAGTTCCACCCCGACGCGCGCCGCGATGACGCTGAAAAATGGGCAGGCTCTGTTCGGCAACGCTACCAATTTTGTGCAGAACTCGCTGCCCGGCGCGACGCAGTTTGGAACCGAGTTGTTCGGCTGGCGCGATGCGGTCGGCTGGGAACTGGTGGCCAACTCAAGCACCATCCTTTCGGTGACACAGGCCGGCGCGACGGCAACCACCATCGGCGCATCCGGCTCGCTGGGGAGCAGCACCACGGCGTTCGGCGTCACCGTGCAGGCGCGCGATGGCATTGTTGCAAAGACGGCGGTGGTCAACACCATCGCCCCCATCGGCCGAGGCGGTGCATTCGCTTCGATCCCGACGCTGGTTGTCGCTGCGCCGCCAGGTTCCGGCACGCAGGCGACTGCGGTTGTCGCGACCATGGGCCTTTCGCGGCAGTCCTATACCAATATCGGCGGCGTCAGCGGAGGCACCGGCTATGCGGTGGGTGATGTGCTCACCCTGAGCGGTGGCACGTTCGGCACGGCGGCGCAGATCACCGTGGCATCCGTCGCCGGCACGTCGGTCAATTCCTCCACTGGGGCGGTGCAGACCTATACCCTCACTACGGTAGGCTCCTACACGGTGCTGCCGACTTCCCCGATCACGCTATCCGGAGGCACTGGCACCGGGGCGAAACTGCAAGGGCTGTGGAAAATCCTGACCGTTACCGTGACAGGTGCGGGCAGCAATTACCCGGAGTTTCCGCCGCCTGCCGTCACCACCTCGGGCGGCTCGCCGCTGACGAACTACGACTGCGCCTTCACCACCACCATGACCGCGACGCAGCAACCGCTCACCATCGGGGGCGGCGCTAATGTGGCGCTGATGGCGGCCGGCTCCTACGGAGGTGGCACGGGCGTAGTCTTCATCGCTAACGATAGCGTCGATCCGACTACCAATCCTGTCGGCGGCGGGATACTCTATGTGAAGGCCGGGGCGCTGACATATCGCGGGTCCAGCGGGACCGTGACAGTGCTTGGGCCGGCGTGACCTCCAACAACCCAACAGGACACAAGATGAGCGAGACTACCGCACCCAAGACGCAGCCGATCGTCGTGCAGCCCGACGATTACGAAAAGATCGTTGGGTATCTGCTGGAACAGCCGGCGAAGATTGTCATTCCCTTGCTGAACTATTTTCAGCAGGCGCAGGCTAAAGCGCAGCAGCTTCAGTCCATGCAGAAGCCCAAAGAACCGACATCCGCGCCGGGTGCAGACGATCCCGCTTCGTAACTACAGCCGCCCGCATGTCGGGCAATAAAGGAGCCTGACATGACGGGCGTTGTGAGCACGAACCCACCGAACTACGGCGCGGCGAGCACGAATCAGGGATATAGTCTGACGCCGCAGGGCGGCTTGCGCACACAAGCGATGGCCGGCGGGGCGGACGTGTCGCCCACCAACCCCCTCCCCGTCGAAGTCGTTTCCGGCTCCGGTTCGCAAGTCACGATCCTCTCGCTTGATGTCTCCACCGTCACAACCGGGGGCACTCCTGTCACCGCTCTCAGTGCAGGACATGCGACGGCTGGTGGCTGGATTCAGAACCCGCCGACTGCAACGACAAACCTTGGCATCAACCAGAAGGGCACCGCTGCGGGCACCACATCCTCCGGCGACACGACCTTCATCATTCCGGGGCAGACCTATCAACTATCTCCCTCGGCAAACGCTGTATCGGTGATTTCCTCGGATTCGGCGCACGCCTTTAGCGGGTATGGGTTCCAGTGATGAACAATTATGGGCCGGGGCCGGTTCCGCCGATTCCCCGTAAAGTCACGACTTTCACATCCAACGGCACATGGACGCCAGCATCTGGCAGCACGCTCGTATGGGCGACACTGATCGGCGGCGGTGGTGGCGGCGGCGGCGGCGCATCCATCGCGCTCGGCGGCACTGGCTCCGGTGGTGGCGGCGGGGGCGGTGCGGCGGTGCAGACCATAGGGCCGTATCGCATCGCTGATCTTGGCACGATCAATGGCGCTGTGGTTGTGGGGGCGGGCGGGACTGGCGGTGCTGCAGGGGCGAACGGGGTTCAAGGCGCGCTATCGTCGCTCAATCTGGCGACCGGCATTTTTGTTGAAGCGGGAGGCGGCGGCCTCGGCTCTCTCGGTGCTTCTGCGACCAACAGCGGCGGGGGTGCCGGCGGCAGCCTCTATGGCAACGGCAACAATGCGTCGGGGGCGACAGGGGGTGCGGCTGGCGGATTTGGTTCTGGTGGCGGCGGAAGCGGGAGCAGTGGCGCGACAGTAGGAACGTTCCCGAACTGCGGGCCGGGCGCGGGCGGTTCCAACGGAACGACTGGCGCGGCTGGCGCGGCGGCGTTCTCACAAGGTGCTGCGGGCGCAGGCAGCGGTGGCGCTGGTGTCGTGGCTGGCGCGGCCGGAACGACAGCAGTCGGAGGCGTTACTCCCTATCAGCGCACTGGCGCGGCGGCTGGCGCGAACGGCGGCTCCAATCCCGTAGGCCCCGGCGCAGGCGGCGGCGGCGGTGCATCCGGCATCACCAGCGCCAACGGCAGCAACGGCGGCAACGGCGGCTCCTACGGCGGCGGCGGCGGCGGTGGGGGTGCATCTTCGGGCGGCACTGGCGGGACCGGCGGCACGGGTGGCAACGGTGTGGTGATCGTTTACGAAGCATGATAAAAGCGGGCCGGCCTTGTGCGCGAACACGCGGCCGACCCTAACGAAAACGACGAAAGGACCGTCGCATGCGCTGCATCTATGATAAGCTTTCGTGGGGGATGCGATGCCAAGTGCACGCGAATGTGTATCGTGGGGATTGGGCGTGATGGAGCGCAGCAAGTGGTCTGAGCCGGGGGCTATCGCTGCGGGTATCGTGGCCCTCGTTACAGTCGGCGGCTTGGTGTGGTCGGCGGCCACCATCAGCGCGGCATCGGCAAATCTCGCCGGCAACTTCGATGACTTCAAGCGCGCCGTGACCACGCAAATTCAGGGGGTCCAAAACCAGATCGCATCCCTCCCGACACAAGGCGTGCGGCTGGACAATGTCGAGCACGGTCTGGCCGAAGTGCATATCCAAGACGCTAGCCAGCAAGGGGACATCAACATGCTGAAACAGGGATTCGCGGTTCTGTCGTCCACCGTCGATACCGTGCGGCATGACGTTCAGGTGTTGCAGGATGCCGCCAATGGGCGGTTGCCGGGCCAGCGTAGATGATGCGCGCAGTGGCCCTGACGCTGCTGCTGGCGGGGTGCGCCGCTCCGGTGGCCCCGCAGGTGCCGGCGCGGCTGCAAGTCTGTCCTGACCCTGTGTATGCGCCCGTTCCACCGCCGTCGCCGCGCACCGTGGCGCAGCTATTCCGGTGGGGATCGGCGGATGAGATTGCTCGACAGAAGACTGAGGCGGCGCGGCGGGAGTGTGCGACGCGGCTGGATGAGTTGAACTCGTGGATTCTGCAACATATGAAAACAATGAAATGATCGGGCTTTTGGTTATGCTGCTGATCGGGCTAATCGTGCTGTCGCTGTTCTACTACGTCATCACCACGATCCCGCTGCCACCGCCGATCCGGCAAATTGCCGTGGTGATCCTCGTAGTGATCGCGGCGTTATTTCTGATCTCGCTGTTGATGCCGTATGCCGGCATGGGCGGCGCGCTGGTTTGGAGGCGGTAGATGCTGCGGGCCGGACTCGACGGTGCACCGTGCTGTTCCGACTGGGCCTCTCGTATTTTGATGCGCGGCGGTAGAGGCCCGTATATCCGCGCTCGATTGCGTGTCTGAGATATTCTCCACGCCGCCGCAGCCACCCGACTATAACCACTTCAACGTAGGATGCAACAATGAGTTCCACCACGACCATCCCCGTCAATGAAGCGGAGAAAGCATCCGCGCCCGTCAACGCTGCGATCACTGCTGCCCGCGATATGCCCAGCCTGATCGCCAATCTGAAGACCGTGGACCCGGCGCTTGCGGCTCCGCTGGAAGGCAAGGCGTTGCTGGCCAGCAAAACGCCGTGGGGCACGCTCGCCGTTGCCGTGGTATCATGGGCGGCTTCACGCTACGGCTTCGGTTGGGATGACCAGACCTGCGCGCTGATCGCCGGTCTCGGCATCGTCGGCGGCTCCTACCTGATGCGCGCCCTGACTTCATCGCCCATTACGGGCTGGTTCAAGAAGGCAACACCATGAACATCACCCGCCGCCATTCGCTGATGGCAGCCACCGCACTCGGCCTCGCCGGCTGCACCACAACCCCGACGCTTTCGCAACTGGCGCAGTATGCGCAGGCCGCTGCCAATGCCGGTGCTGCTGTGCTGGCGCAGATTCCGAACCCGCCGGCCGTGCTGCAAACCGCGATTGCCGCGCTGAAATCCGCCGCCAGCGCCGTGATCGGTGCGGGCATCAACCCGGCCGCGTCGGTGGCGCAGCAGGTCTATGACGCGATCAAGGTGGTGCTGCCGCTGGCATCGCCGTTCGTGTCCGCCGTGCCTGGCGTGGGTATCGCGATATCGGCCATTGAGGCGCTGTTGCCGTTCATCGCGCAGGCGGCTGGGCTGACGGCGGCGGCTGCCTCCGCTCCGACCGTGCCGGGCGTGCCTGTGATGACGGTGCAGCAGGCACTGAAGCTGTATGGAGGCTGACAGCAAAAGGGCCGCTCCGGTGTGGGGCGGCCATCTGTGCTGCGAGCGTCCGGGCGAAATATCCGAAACATTAAGCGACTCTTGTTTCCAAGGCTCGCGGTGGCTTCCAACCGATGAAAATCTTACTCCACCTCACAGGCAAATGCAATGCGCTTAGGCCGCCTCCCCGCCAACCACGCCGACATCGCCCGCGCGCCATCCCTCCGCGATCACCACTTTGCCGCGATGCCGCCGCCGGCAAAGCTCGACCGGCGCGATATCGACTTTCAGCCGCGCATGTTCGGAAACAACATATACCCGGACTGCTCTGCCGCCGGGCTGGCAAACGGGATGCTCGCCGTTTCCGCGCTGGACGGTCTCACGCCAGTCATCGCGGATGCCATGGTGCCGGCGTTCTATGCCGAGTGTGTCGGGGTTGCCAACACCGATGCGGCCATCGCGGCGACGGATGGGGCCGTGCTGCTGGACGTGCTGCGTCATCAAGCGACGCAGGGGTTTTCGGTAGGGCAGCAGGTGTCGCTCGCCGGGCTATTCGGGACCGTGGCGCGCAACCGGACATCGCTGGCGCAGACGATGGCGGCGCTCGGGTTCGCCTATATCGGGGTGAACCTCTACGACCGGGACATGCAAACCTCGGGGATTTGGGATGATGATGGTAGAGACCCAGGACCGTTTATAGACGGCCACTGTATCGACATCTGGGATTATCTCGGGCTGGCGGACACCGATACCGCGCGTGTCGCGACATGGGGCGGATTCCGCACGGTGACATGGCGGTGGATCGACGCTAGGCTTGATGAGTCATGGGGGCTGTTCTGGCGGCAGCTTACGCCGGAGCGGATGACGGTGGAGGATGATGATCGGCTGGCGGCTATGGTGAGGGGGATGGCATGACAGCCCTAGAAATCGCCGCCCGTCTCCTGCGCCAGTTGGAAGGCTGCGTCCTGACACCCTACCAAGACCAAGGCGGGACATGGACCATCGGCATCGGGACGACGCATATCGATGGCCAGCCGGTGACCGGGGAGACGCCGCCGATCGCCACGGAGCAGGCCGAGGCTTACATGCAGGCCGAGTTGCAGCCCACAGCGGCCGAGGTTGACCGCGAAGCGCCGCCCGATGCCACGGATGCGCAGAGGGCGGCATGCTATTCGTTTGCGTATAACGAGGGCGTTGGCGCGTTCGCCGGCTCCACGCTGCTGCGGCTATGGCGCTCTGGGGATGTCGAAGGAGCGGCGGCGCAGTTCGATGCCTGGGTGTATGCCGGTGGCCATGTGAGCAAGGGGCTGGTCAACCGGCGCGCGCTGGAGAAGGCGGTATTTTTGGGGCAGGTGAGGGTTTAGCCTCCCACTCCCGCGCCGCCTCGGCATGCCGAGCCTGCGCCGCTTCCCATTCGGCTTCGATGAAATCTTCGCCGTCCAGAATCGCATCGCGGGTGTCGATCAGCGCGTTTTCGAGAGCGCCGGCCCAATCCTCCAGATGGGCACGCAACACCGGGTTGGGTTCCGCTGCGGCGATCTGGCGCGCTCGGCGGACGGCATCCTGCTGGATTTCGATGGAGACGCCGGGCGGCGGGTTAGGGCTTTGCATGGCAGGAGTGTAGACGGCGGACGGGGAGGCGGGAAGGGGGTAGGGATGGCGGGGGAGCGCCGGGCTTCCACCGGCTGCGATCCTGCGCACGGGTCTCTGCACGCAAGCCGGACAGATTCCGGCGGATAGGCGCATCAGGTCGGCGCGCGCGCCTGATGCCGACGCAATTTGGTGCCGCCCGAGAGAATCGAACTCCCACACCCCTGATTACAAATCAGATGCCTTTGCCATCTCGGCCAGGCCGGCACTGGTGGCAGAGGTCCGATTCGAACGGACGACCTTCAGGTTATGAGCCTGACGAGCTACCGGGCTGCTCCACTCTGACATCCAGCGTAGGCTGCTGCGGGCCGGATTGGATACCGGCTGGGTTCGTCAGCTTCGGCTCGCGTAGATTGCGGGCGCGCGGCATCGCTAATCCGCTTGCACGTCCACGGTAATCCGTGGCCCGACCCAGGTTCGCCTTCCCGCGTGTCCATCCACGCCGCTCGCAGCGCGCGCATTCTATCCACGCGAAGGCGGCGAGGCAACAAATTTGCTGAAAAGGGGAGGGGGCTTCTTCGCCATCCTCGCCGCCTGCCTTGCATCGCTCCGAGCCTTGTACGCCGCGAAGCTGCCGCCTGAGGATCCATGCTTGGGGCGGCTTCGCGGCCGCGCTCTAAGCGCACCCAAGGCTTTGGCCATAGCCTCCTCAACCTCTCGCTCCTGGCGTAACCGCCGCACGCTTTCGCGGCTACCGAGAAACGGCAACTCTTTCTCAAAAACCGCATTGAGGGCATCTCGGACGGCATCGCAATCACGAAACCATTCACCAGTCACGCGATATCGCGCCAGCGTCGCGTGGACCTCCTTCTCGCGGCAGCCCGCGTCCCGCAGCACGCCAATGAGGCGTAGCGCAGCGCTATGAGATGTCTGCATAGATCGCATGCGCTTCTTTGGGTTTTTGCTGCGACCCACCTTGAGATCGCCGGTAGCGCCCATGATGACGTAGAGATGTGCCCCCATTTGTGCCACCGCCATGCGCCGATTCACCCTCTGTTCGCGCTATATGCGCAGGTCTAAGTGCTTGTATTGGCGCAATATATGGTATTACCTCACTATTGTCCACGGTTTGCTAAACCGTTTAGGGGTGTAAAGCCCCTACGTGGGTTCGAATCCCATCCCCTCCGCCACTTTCTTTTATTTATCAACAAGTTGCTTCCACTCTCTGCGCACCCTTTCGGGGCGTTTCGGTGTGTCGTTTTGGGTCGTCTGTGCCCCGGTTTGTGCCACCCCATGTTTCGCCTGCACCTGCTCGCGTCCGGTCAGGTGGGCTAGATAAATCTCAGTCGTCTTGATCGACGTATGCCCCAAGTGCTTGGACAGACTGTAGATGTCCCACCCCATGCGCAGCGACCGGATAGCGAATCCATGGCGGAGGTCATGGACCCGGAAGCGGCGGAATTGCCGGGCTGCATCGGCCTCGCGCACGATCAGTAAACGCACCGCTTGGCTGAAATTGCTGCTGAAATTGCGATATGGTTCGCCGCGCTCGTTGGTAAAAAGCGGGCCGCTCCGTGGGAGACCTGCTAAGACTGGCCCCGCGTCGCCGGCCGGCGTGCGCCAATCGATCGTGCGAGGGCGGTTGGTCTTGGTCTTACGGAGCGCGATTTGCCGGCGCTCCCATAGTATATCCTCGCCCGTCAGCGTCACGGCTTCATTCTCCCGCATCCCTGTGGCGTGGAGCAGCCGCAGCACGGCGGCAATACCGGGCGGCACAGAAAGCAGCACAGCAGCCACGGCGGCATCCTGCGGCGGCTCTATCGGTTCGCGGCGCTCGCGGATCATGCCCCGGTCATAAGTCGTCACCGGGTTCGCCGGAATCCAGCCCCATGCGGTGCAGGCAGCCATCATGCGGGAGAGGGCGGTCAGGTCGCGGCGGATCGTGGCATTCGTCACCAGATTGGCGCGGCTGCTGACGTATTCCCCTATCGTCTGCGCGGTGATTTGGTCTACCCGCAGCGAGCCAAAGACGGCTTCAAGCTGCGCGATGCTGGATAGGTAGCGGGTGGCGACGGCTGGCTTGACGGCGTTGGGCAGCACTTCGGTAGCCCACCGGACAACAGCGGCCTTGAATGTCGGGGTGTCCGGTGAGCCTAGCGATGCGCGTTCGAGTTTGAGCCGCCACGCCCTGAGCCGGCGAGCCGCTTCGCGCGCATCAGGCGTTCGTAGGCTTGATCGGTATTCGCGTCCGGCGATTTTGAGCCTGCCCCAATAGATGGTGCCGCGTAGGTAGAGATTGATCGGCATGCTTGGCGCTCACGCTGGGTAATCCAGCGCGACAGTTTGTCAGGGTCGAACGTCCAGAGTCCACCCAGCTTCGCGGCGCCGGGTATTTTGCCGGCTGCCGCCATGTCCTGCACGGCGCGTCGGCCGATGCTGGTCAGCCGCGCGACATCGGAAACGCGGATACGGGGGGTCATGCCGCCTGCTCCGGGCTGAGCCAGCGGGGTTGAATGTCAACCATCCTCCAGCGCCTCCCGCTCAATCTCCGCGAACAATTCCGGGGCCAACACCCGACGTGCGATGCCTACGAACCGGCGCGAGAACTTCTTGGCCGAAGACGCCTGCTGTATCAGCGATTGAAGCCGCAGAGCCTCCACGCGCTTTGATTCTTTCAGGGCGGCGGCCTGTTCGTGCAGTCGCGCCTGTTTGGCGAGACCAACGGCCGGGTCTTTCTTCGAGCGTTGCGCAGGTCCGGTTGTTCCGGCGATCTGCTTCATCCGCTGTTGCAGGCGCTTCATGATGATACTCTTGGCCACGCGCGCCTTGCATGCTCGCGTGAACCACAGGCGTTTGGCCGCCGATATTGCCTCCACGCCATGCACACTGACATCAGCTTCGTAAGCAGTGATCTGGATGTGGATTTGGTCCAGGTCCTCCTGCGTCTCGCGGATCATCGCGGCACAGGTGACTTCGTCCATGATCAGCGAAACGTCGTCGGTGAAGCGCTCGAAGGTTTCGTCGTCTAGGGTGGGGAGCGGGTGGGGGTTAGGCATCATCGTCATCCCCACCCAGCAGCCGCAACACGGCGTCGGCGCGATCCAGATGCGCTTTATCCAGCCGCGCGCAATGCCGGTCGTCGTGCCCTACCACGCATTTCGACCTGCAGCAGATTATCTCCGCCACTTCCTCGCGCGTCGGCAGCGGGGGCGCCGGCTGGGTGCGGCGGTTCCATGCGAGCGCGGCTTCGGATTCGGTCCGGTATTCGAGCGTCGCGATAAAGCATCTGGTGCATGCGATATAGAACTTGCGAGATGGCGGCTTAGACAGCCACCCACTGCTCCCGCACATCGGACACGGCGACAGCGCGATCATTCCCCGCCCTCCGCCATGGCACGAAGCAGGGCAGCGAGACGGGCGGAGGGTTCGGTTTTCGCGCGGCCCTCTCCCCACCCCGTTCGTTCATCTCGGCATGCACGAGCGGCGAATTTATCGGGCCATTGCTCCAATTCAGACAATACAATCCGCCCCGGCAGCGCGGCTTGGGCGTCGATGCTGGTGGTCAGGCATGGCGGCTGCGTGGCGTCAGCCCAATCGGTCTTGCTGGGCGGCAACAGCGTGCATTCGGCAGTATCGAAGACGGTCCAACCTATGGAGAGGCATATCTCGTTGTCAAAATCGCGCCCCGTCTCCCCGGCTTCCACCCTCTCCGCCAGCGCCAGCAGTTCGGTGCGGCGGGTCATGACTGTTGTTCCCACACCACCACATCTGCGCGGCCTCGGAACACTAGCCAAGCGGCGCGCAGCCGGTGCGGGATACCAGTCCATCCCAAGGAGCGGGCCGGCACATAGCGGCCATCTGGCAGGCCCGTGGCGCATTGGGGAGCCATACGCAGAAGGCTTTCGATCGTCCAAATAGTCACACCGTAATTCATACGACGCATCATGCCACGTCCTCCGGGAATGGGCGCGGGGCGCCGGCGAGCATGGCGGCGTAACCCTCCGGCCAATCGATATCGGTGGACGATGTCCAATCCAGCCGTCGCACGGCGACGATCATGGTTTGGGTTACCGCCCCTGGCACCACCTGCCACCCCTCCACGTCGAGCACGGCCAGCATGGCGAGCCGGGCGGCGCGGGCTTCTTCCCGCACAGAATGTTGGGTTCCCATATCTTCCAATTCCATATCGCACTTGTCTTCGTCTTCACGGCGAATGCTCCAAATCGCCCGCGCCATCGCCTCGTCGCAGCGGTCGGTGAGGGTGGTCATGGGGTCGGTTCCTTGGTGATGGCGTCGAGAAGCGCGGTTGCCAAATTTCTCCACTCCCGCACGATCTTGTTGGCCTTCTCGCCGCGACGGTCCTGATGATGCCATTCCGCATGCGCCTCATCGTAGGACGCAGACACGGCAGCGAATGCTCCCCGCAAAGCCCCCACCAGCGCCGCCTCACGCTCCTTTGCGGCGGCGAGGTCGGCGGGTTTGGGGATTAGCATGAAATACCGAAAGCCACTTTGGTAAGCGGTCTCCGGAGAATGCCAGCCCCCGCCATATAGTGACCAACCCCACTCGTCATCGAATGGCAATTTTTCCCACAGCACGATTCCAGGCGCACCGCCGGCAACGTTCTCCAGCCAGTGGATGCGTTCCACACCCCTCAGTTCCTCCGGAGGCTCGCACCGTTCGTCGCTCATGTCGTCGGCTCCTTGATGAGTGCGCGGATGGCGGCGGCTTTCCACACCAACACCGCTTTTACCGCCCGCATTTCCGATGCGGACAATTCGCCAGCGTTTAAGCGGATGGTTTGACGCGACATATCGAGGCTATTTGCCGCTTCTTCCAGCCCCTGCCGGCGACCTTCCGCGAGGCCGGCATCATATGCCAGCACTGCGCGCAGATCGGCCGGGCTGGCGGCGACGTGGGCGATGTAGGTGCGGATCGCGGCCTCGATTGCTCCGGGCCATGCCGCGTTGCGTAATTCGTGCGTCGCTGCCGCCAGAGCCTTCGCGTCCAGATCACTCACCGTCCGTCTCCTTCACCGTGATCTGGTCGCAGCGCCAGCCTTTGTCCGGTTGCGCATAGGTAAACCAGCACCGCGCATCAACTTCGGTTCGGAACCAGTGGCAGACGCCCTGATACTGCGGGTTCCACACCAGCCACATCGTCCGCTCACCGGCCATGTCGATCACTCCGAAGTATCTGTTGGGCAGTCGCGGGTATGCCAACTGTCGGGGCCTCCGCAATCTGGGCAGAAATATTTGGCGTGCGCGTATTGCTGGGCGATGAGCGTTGCCGTCTTAGCAGCGTCGCGCCTAACAATCTCCCGCCGCAGCACAGCATCGGACACGCTTGATAGATCGACATTATCGGCCATCGGCTTCACGCTTTTGCGGAGAGCCGCATCGAAAATACGAGGTAAACCCCGCTCGTTGATTTCACCGCCCATCGACTGCCTCCACATACGGCTTGTTCATCACCGGCTGATCATCGTCGAACACATAATCGCTGTAACTGCGATAGGTGATGGTGCGGTCGTCAGGGTCTTGCCAGCACGGCGGCTCGGGGCCGTCTCCGCGCCAGGCGTAGCGGTCATTGGTTGCCATCGGCTGCCTCCCGTTCCGCGTCCACGATGCGCCAGGCGGCGGCGATGGCATCTTTTTCAGACCTGTAATCGTCTGTGATGGTTTTCCGATCCGGCGACACGGCAAACCTATGTGTGCCGTTGGCCGAGGGAACTACAAACCACCCTTCCGGCAACTCGCCCCGCTCGCCGCTCATGACTTCGCCTCCAGCGCGGCGATGGCGGCGCGGAGGCGTCGGATAGCGTCGCCGTTCGCATCGGCCGTTCGTGACGATTCCCATTCCGCCATAGCCGCCTTCACCTCCGCCACCTTATCGACCGGCGCGAGGGATTTGGGGAGGGCGTCTACGGCTGCGGTCAGTTCGTCACACCGCTTGCTTCCAGCCGAAGTCTCTCCATGCAGGTCGCGCCACTTCTCCGCCGCCTCCAACACCGCCTCCTGCTCCGCGGTGATGGCAGACGGCATCGCATGCAGCATCGTCGCCGGCACCTGATATCCAGCGCCATTGTCACCGACTGCCACCGAATACCAGCCCTGGCCGATATCACGCGCCACCAACACCATCGCCATCTGCGGCCACTTGTCGCCGGTTGGGGTCCAGGGGGCCATCAGCGGCCTCCCTGCTGCGGCGCGAACCCGTGGCGAGCGGCGGTCACGGAAATGCCGACGCGCTCATGGTCCTCGGCGCTCAGCCCCTTCACCTTCGTCCGCGTCGCCGCGTTGTTCAGGAGCTTTTCCAGCGCGGCACTGTCGGGCTGGGCTTCGATCTGCTCGATCAGCCAATCGGCGTCGGATGGCGGGGTATCCAGTTGATCGATTACGCCATCCACCACTTCGCCAGCCGCTTCCAGCGCGTCCAGCTTGCTTGCCTGGGCCGCCGGCTCCGGGGTGGCATCCATGGTGGGGCCATCGTGCGCAGGCGTCTGCTCGGCTTCATCATCGCGCCGCAGCAGGTCGTCTGCGTCGGCATCCATCGGCAGCCACTTGGACAGGCGGCGGAATACCGTCTTGCGTGCCATTTCGTCCCACCAGTCCACCCATGGGCCGCGATCCTTGGACCGGCTGACCTGGCGCACCTTTTCGATTGCGGCACGGTCCATCACCTCGAATTGCGGGGTGCCCCCATCCTTGAACTTCGCGACGGCATAAGCACCAATGGCCTGCCCACGGTCGCCAGGGAACAGTGGCGTATGCTCTAGCGTTGATTCGGTGCCCTGCCGCCAGATGAAATGATCGTTCGCATAGATCACATGGGCCTCGATGCCGGCGATCTCACCCGAATTGCGCGCCCGCTTCTGGATGCCGGCGAGCATCGGCATATACTGCACCGCCTTGACCCATTCCTCGCGGCCGTCGCGCTTGACCTTCGTATTGAAGATCACCAGCGCAGCCTCGCGGCCATCGGGGATCAGGCCATCGGCGGCGCATTTGGTGCAGGACGCCAGCAGGGTTGTCCGGTCGGCAACCAGAAGGTCCGGGTTCTGCTGCACAACCGTCATCACCACGCGCTGGAATTTCTCCGGCTTGATGTGGCTTGGCAGCGCGTTCTTGAATTGGCTGGACATGCTGGAAAGCTGGGCGCGCAGGATTTCGGCTGGCGGCTTCCCGGCTGATGTGGTGACGCTCATGCGGCGCTCTCCATTTGGTCTGTGAATCGTGCAATGTATCGGCGCGTCTCAGCGCGGCCTTTGATGATCTCATCGGCCTTCGCGGGCCGATCCGGCTTCGCTGCCGTGATAGACACCGACAGGCTATAGCCGCTGCCCCAGGCCCGCTTGTGGCCTTCCAGCAGGGCTGCGGCGCGATTACGGGCATCGTCGTATGCCTCGCTCGCCGCCTTCTTGGCCGCTGTGGCATCGAGAAATGCCTGCACGGCCTCGGGGAACTCGTTGCTCTCCGAAAGGTCCAGCGCATCATCGGTCGGCTCCGGATACAGTTCCCGCAGCACGTGCGCGGCGCTGTCCGAACCATCTACCGGGGGCGGCATCTTGCTTGACCAGAACGCGGCCACGCGGGCCTTGATCTGCGCAATCAGTGCCGGGCGCGCGGCGTAGCGATAGACGCGCAGTTCGTTGCCGCCGATCAGGCTCGCGACCGCACCCCACTGCCAGCCAGTGCACGCAAGCTGCTGTTGCAGTTGCAGTAGGATGTGCAGCGGAGGCTCGCCATCGGTCCATGAGCGGCGATGAATGAGCCAGTCCACATTTTTGGTCTCCAGCACCCCAGGGCCGGAAAACTCGCCCTTCGGATCGGCGGTAATCTCGAAATCCAGGCTGGCCGCCATGCCGGGGCAGTCATCGCAGATGGCGTAGCGGCCCTTGGAGACTTCGAAGCCTTCTTCCTCGGCCGCCGCCAGCGCGACGACTTCTTCCAGCCTGTTGCCCCACGTGATCCGCTTACCTTCGACCTTCGGCGGTTCGGCCAACCCGCGCTTGACGTGCCACAGCGCGTAGTGGCTGAGGGCATAGGCCGGCTGGACACCCCAGAGCGCGGCGGTCTCGGATGCGCCGACGTAGCGCATGCGGTTGGCGAGCCATTCCTCGCGGCTGGCCGGCATCGGATGCAGGCTCATCGAACAATCTCCCCACCCATCCCACCCGGCACCCGCATGGCCGGATGCAGCGGCATCGCGTCGAGACACACGCCGTTGACGTGCTCCATCCGCTCGGCCTGGCGCACCGCCGCATCGAGCCGCTGCGCCTGCGCCCGGAGCGCGGATGCCGGGCCTTCGTCAACAACTGTCGCCTCGGCGCGGATTGACATGGCGATCTGGCGGAGGGTGTGGGAGAGGGTCATTACACGTTCCTCGCTTTGAGAGCGGCGATGCAGAGGGCGAGGGCGATGGCGGGGGTGGGGCCGCTGCAGTTCGACCAGTCGCAGCCTTCCTCAGACGCTGGCATGCAGCCCGCGACCGCCTCGCCGTTGTCGCAGTGCAGCGACCAGTCATGAGCGGGCGGGATCAATGTCAGGGCGGCGTCCACGCTGGCGGTGAAAAACGGCAACCGTTCCCATTCCGTCCCTGCGATCCATTGCCAATTTGTGGCGCTATTCCATTGCCGAACTTGACACCCAATCGCCCGCGCAATCTCCGCATCAAGCCGACGATCCGCCCCCGTCGCCGCCTCCAGCCGCGCGATGATTTCGGTGAGGGTCATGATTGCACCGGAGGGGCTGGGAGGGGACGCCAGTGGGTGGGAGCGAGCATGCGGATCGCCATCGCATCAGATCCGAAACGCCGCCAGATGATCCACTCGCCGGAGCCGTCTTCGATGGCAGTCATCCAGCCGGCGACTGCCGTTTCTCCATCCTGCCGAACGAGGACTCGCGTCCCATCCCTCGGCGCGCTCTCAATCCCCTCCCATGCCGCCGCATCAGCCGCAGCGAGGGCGGCGCGGATACGTTCGCGCCCGGCAGGGCTGTCCAGCAACCACAGTTTCAGCTTTTCAAACGCGGCTTCAACCATGCGATCGGTGATCACAGATCTTCTCCCTTGGCCTTGGCGATGGCGGCCGCTTCTTCGACCACGATGCGCCAGGCGGCGGCGATGGCTTGCGCTTCTGATGGAAAGCCGCCCGTCTTTAGACGTGCGTCTAAAGTGCTCGCGTAAAACAGACGCCGCCGCCCGTGCATCATCCACCCCTCCGGCAACTCGTCCCGCTCGGTCATGGCAACCACCACCCAATCCCGAACACAGAAATCACCCCCGCCATGGCGACCAGCACGGCCAGCGGGATCAGCGGCAGCGTGCGCGAGACGTGGCGGATGCGGCGGCGGGTCGAGATGTGCATCACAGCATACCCGGCTCGGCCGCGATCACCCGTTCCGCCAGCGCCAGACACTCTCGATTTCCGGCCCAATGCTCGCGCGCCTCAGCGGCCGAGAAATTCCGGCAGCCGGCGATCACGCGCCAGCCATTGGCGAGACGGACGCCGAAGAACTCGTAGCCACGGCGGTCTTTGCCGACGCGGAATACGCCGGTCAGATTGGGGCAATCGCGCAGGTCGAGCGAGCCTGCGACGCTGAGGCCCTCGGGCAGGGCGGTGATGCCGGTGCCGCGCAGGTAGAGCGAGCCGCCGACGCTGAGGCCCTCGGGCAGGGCGGTGATGCCGGTGCCGC